CCACTGCTGGTATAGGTTCCCAGATTGTCTCACAGATTTTACCGTCAGGTGTTAGTTTATATTCTTTAACTTGCTCATCACCCTTCTGATTCCTATCACCTATGCGTCTAGCATTAGGTGGAGGACACTCTACCTCGTCTGAACCTGTACTTGGTATCTCAGGTGTTCCAGGTGTCTCAAAATCTGTATCTACATCAGGATTAGTATCTACACCCTCATCAACCTCATCAGGTTCTGTATTAATTGTCTGCCAAAATAATTCTCTATAGTCATAGTCAGGTGGTTGGTAGTAGGGCATACCAGCATCACATAGTGTGGTCTGTCCTTTAGGATCATCGTTTACTAGATTCTTATTGGTAGATGGATCCTTCTTAGCATTCTCTTTGTGTACTGTTACACAACCAGGCATATCAACAATAGGTGTACCAGCATTAACAGTGACTGGAACAGCTATTGGAACTGCCTGTGGTGGATTTGCTAACCAATTACGGGTATCACGAATATTAACATTCCGTATGTTTGAAACATAAGTGGGTCTAATACCTATACCATAGTTACCAATCAAAGGTATACCAGTACCATTAACTGTTATGTTAGGTATATCAAGTCCACGGAGAGTAATATTAGGTACTTCAATTGGTTCCATTTGCTTCTATTATCGCCTCTTTAATTACAGTCTTTAATTGTCTTAGTTTCTTTTTACCAAGACCTGCTCTTGCATCTATCTTAACCTTCAACCAATATACAAAGGTAAGTACCAGTAGGAACTGGATACCTTCACCCCATGACATGTTCCAAGCTTCATTAAGATCTAATGATGCAGCAGCGAATGTGTTTAATAAGTTCATTTTTTAGGAATTTGATTTTTGTAGTCTTTAGGATCTTTCAATCCCTTAACAGGACCACTAGTTTGTGGCCAAGCATTAATTAATTGTAGATATACTTCTTCTCTTACTACTTCTCTTATTCTTTCTATCTTAGCATCTTCACGTTTCTGTGGACCACCAGTATTCTGATCAATCACGTGACCACCACCAACAAATGCACCAGTCCCTACGACTGCTGCTGCTGTTACACCTGATGTTACTTTTTGAATGTCCATAGTTATATGTAAGTTAATACCAATACTACTCTACGATTATCTTTAGGAGTTACATGATGATGTGTACTACCACCAAATGCTACAATGTCATCCTCTTTCGGATCATGTATATGAGGTTGTTTATCATCATCATATAAAATAGTTTCCCCACCAGCATCTGTAAAATATATTAACATATTCCTGTGATCAAATTGATGATCTACATGAGGGAATGTCTGTGCCATTTCACGTTGAGGTTCAACTTGATTAGCATTTACTCTCAATAGAGTTACAATCTCTAAAACATTATGCTGAAAGATTTGCTCTATTACAGTGCTAACCAATGGCATAAGATCTGAATCAATAACTCTAGGGTACCTTGTTTCATTTTCGTACTCTTCTGATGGTGCGAAACGTTTATCCCAAGGTCTTGCTAAAAAGCAATGAGAATAAAAAGGAACATTTTTATATGTTTGTTTCTCAAACAGTCCCATGTCACCATAAGTTGATGCTGGACGGTACTGCCAGTTAAAAGTTTTTCCTAAAATTAATTTCTTTAACTGATAAAATTCATCAGTCTTAGGATTGAGTAAGGGTGTAAATTTACCCTTACTAATCTTTTTCACAAAGTTCATAATGATTTAAATCTTAGAGAGGTGATCCAGGAACAGGTAATCCCATACTAGGAGTAGTAGATACATCGCCTCCTATAGGCAATCCTACGTCTCCTGTAAGAGCACCACCAACTAGTCCTCCACCTATTCCTCCGAGTGCTTTTTCTTTTATGTTTTCTATTATTGCATCCTTGCGTACATAAACGTAGCCAGCAGTGCCAACAACGGCAAGAGATACAACAGCAGACGCAACAGCGAGTACATTGATTAGTTTTTGCATGATTATAATTCGTAAGTTTTCTTATCTTTACTGTTAGGATCAACAGCAATAATTTTTAGGGGTGCTTGTTCGATACGAATAGTCTGAGTAGGACCACCGTTACCACCACCATTACCATTACCATTCATCTTCATAGTACCGTCACCTTTCTTAGATGCAGTTTGAATTCCAAAGCTAGCTAAAACTCCAGTAAAAACCGAAGCTATAAAAGTTGGATCTATTTTTTGTTGTGGTATACCTGGAATCGCCACATAATTAAGAGTCAATATTCCACCCGACCAGGCAAGAACGGTTATTCTCACTGCGGTTGAGATGATTGCTGCTTGTTCGTCAGCATCTGGTAGTAGTGCGGCTTTTGCCTTGCCAAAGAAACCTTTCTTTTCTTCTTTGACTTCTTCTTCTACTACTTCTTCTTTTATTTCTTCAGGCATTTTTATACATCAAGGCCATTCTATTTATCAAGAAAATCTGCTTTAGTTGGAACTACAAAAACATTACCAGAAATTGAAATGCGATAATCATCAGTAGTGTAAAATGGATTAACAGAATGATTTAATCCAGCAGGAAAGAATGCCATCTTCCAATTCCAACTACTATCTAAAGGAAAATATTTTGCTGCTTGAAACCCCATAGCATCGATATACCTAAAGGAAAACATAGCAGTCTCATTACCATTAGGTTTATATTGTGCCATCTCAACATCTATATTATCCCAAGGTATTTGAACCCATATAACAAAAGAGAATGCTCCATTGTGAATATGAATAGGATTAAAATCATGCTTCTTTTGATAGTTAATCCACAAACCTTGTAATTCAAAATCATACTCGTCAACATTTACAGGAGACATATGATTTACTTTAAACTTAAATTGTTTTTCATATTCATATGACAAAGTTCTCATCAACCTAGAAATCTTTGGTGTAATAGGTAGATGATATTCTTCAGCAAGGTGTCCTTTCAGACCTGCTCTTGCATCTAACTTTTTATCTTTCTGTATATTATGAATAGACACCTCAATTTCTTCCCGAACTTCAGGTGGTACTTCTGCTAATAGATAACCAGGTGAATGAAACCACTCAACATGTACATCAACTTCAAAAGGTTTACTCATTCGTTTGCTTTTTTTTACCAATGTTATATTTGGACTCTAAAGTCCATTCGCTTTTTTCTTTATAAGCGATCACTTTTATCTGACTAAGCGGTGCTGCTTCAGATATAGATTCCTCTTTAACGATCTGTACTAGACCCCAATCAGATAGAAGTTTAACTATTCTATTTCTTCTTTGTACATCATTCTCAGATAGATTTGCTTTCTTACCATCAAGAGCAAATAATTCTTTAAAATGTACTATGTAATACTGTCCCTTCTTATGAAGGATATGACAAGATTGATACAACTTCTTTTCTTTACGAGAAGCAACACCAATACGTGTAAGAGTTTCACGAACTTTAAGGAAATCATCAGGCTCCTTTAAATTCACCTCCACCATATCATCTTTAGTCCACTGGACTTCGACTTCATTCATCTCTTACCTCCTTTATTCAGTTTTTCTTTGATGTAGTTAAGTTGGTCTGGAGATAAAATCCCTAATGCTTGTTTGGCTTTTTCATTACTATAACCATAGTATGATTTAATGCATTCAAGATCTTTCACCTTTTCCTTTTTACCCCAAGGAGAATATCTCCTCTTAGGTCTCACTGTATTTAGATAAAACGAATATTGTAATTTCTTATCCAAGTTAGGATACCGATTCATCTCATTAGCAAATGCTAGTGTGTCCATATGATGTGACATACATTTGTTAATGACATAAGGAGGATAATTCTTTTCCCAACCAGGATCATCTTGCATAAGATTTTCCTTATTGTTATTAATACTGTTCAGGTAATCCTTAAGAGGATACCGATCATCATATGGCATAGTTAGTTAAGACAAGTTCTTTGCGTTCTTGCTGTTCTTTCATGTAGTCACCTGTACTACGCATAGTATAAGTTAAATCAAACTCAGCAGCGTTCCAGTCTTTAAAGCGATCTTTAATCACCTGACTACTATTGTATGATATCATTTGATGGTTAGTTTGTCTATCACAATCTTCTGCAAAATGATCATGGTCAAAGTACTTATGTAGATCACCTTTCTTACCATAGAGTTTATCTCCAATCTCATAAGGAGGATCTAGATAAGTAAATATTCCTTTATCATCAGTCAACATCCTATCATAAGATAGATTAGTTATAACCCAGTTCTGTATCACCACCGAATATGCTGGTAACTTTTCTATCCCTCGTAAACTAAAGTTACTGTCTGAGGCTTGTTTGGAGAAGGAACTCGATTCGGTAAGACCACTGAAAGAACACTTATTAACAATATAAAAACTAACAGCACGGGTAACGAGACTGGCTCCCTCATCGTTAACCAATTCTTTACTTTCCAGAAAAAGTTCACGTGCTCTATCTGGGGTTGGGTATTTTGTTTTAAAGATTTTGAGCCTGGTCGTAATTTCATCTGGTTCGTGTTGTAGTTGTTGCCAAAAGTTTGCTAAAGGTTCATACAAGTCATTAACCCATACCTCTAAATGAGGATAAGTTTTTGTAATGTATAAAGCAACAGAACCACCTCCAAGGAAAGGTTCTCTATACTCTTTATACTTATTCATATCTGGTAAGAAGCGTGACATCTTTGTGATAGCACGAGACTTACCACCAGGATAACGAAGAGGGGTTTTCAATGATTTCATTTAGGTAATCTGCGATTAAAGTTCCAGTAATCAAATTTTTGCCATATGTAATATACACCAATTAGAGTTCTTTTAAGAAACTCTTCCAATAATATCAATCCAATAAAGAAATAATCCTCTAAGGTTTTCACTTCTTAAATACACCTAACTTAGATAGTAACCAAAGTGTTACTATTGTCCACCCTATAACATACCACATTATTTTTTTGTTGTGTTACTTCTTGTTCTGTTATGAATTGCTATGAACTTATCTCCAGCAAATGTACCACCAAGACACACATCAATCTCATCACCATCCACCCAATTAACATCACCATTCATTTTGGTGTGTTGCATTGCAACTTGGATTTTGTCAATTACTTCTTGTGTTAGTCTCATCAATAGTACCTTGGTCCTGATCCGATCCCTCTTTCTACTTCAACAACTATGGCATCCATTATACGATTAAATGATCTTGCCATTTGACGATAACCAGAACCAACATAAAGTTGTCCTGCTAAAACAGATACAGTAGCTACACCCCAGAAAAGATAATAAAATCTAGATTTAACTTGTGCTCTTTGTTTTTGTTTTCTTGAACCCCATTCAGGTAATGGTGGTGTCGGATAAGAATTAGTCATAATATAATTAGTCTATCGATATTATACTACATGTCTAAGATTTTTTCAAGTGGGTTAGGTAAATCAATTTTTTTAATACGTTCTGTTCTAGGTTCAGTTCTTGGATTACCTTCCAAATATCGTACAGCATTCATAACACCTTCAAGATTATCACCCAACATTCCTATAGATCTATTACAATCAGCACATAACCATCCTCTATGTTCCTCTGTAGATCTAATATGATCTGCATGCACATCAGTAAAATCAGGAAGATATTTTCCACAACACTGACAAAAATCTGGAAGAGGTTTACCAGAGTTTTTTGCATCCTCTCTAATCTTATTTGTTATAGTTTGATTTCTACTATAACACTTCTTACATGTATTGGTAGTTCCATCAGTACATCTTTTTCTTTCTACTCTAAACAAATCTAAAGTTTTTATTTCTCCACACTGTTTACATTTTTTTGATTTTGTAATATCAATCTCAGTAAGTATATAACTCCCACCATTTCTAACTTGAGGGAACCATTTTTTCGGTGTCATTTAAATTCACATTCCAACATCAATTGAGTTAAGCAAGCAAGTAAATTAATCTCTTGATCTACAACAAAGGCAGCCTTGTATTGATACTCAGCAATAATGAGAACTGCTGCAGCAACACTAGCACCAGTCATTGAACCTGCTAGACTATCATACAACTTTCTCATAATAGAAGTTGCATCACTATCTATATTTTGAGTTACCCATTTTTTAACATCATTAAACTTTTTCTCTTTAAGAAAGGTTACTAGATTATCAACATTAGCATCATTCAGCGTTGCCAGGATGCCCGTATTGATTGATCCCGTGGAGCTATAGCGTTGTAGTTCATTGATGGTTCTTCTGAAGTCTGGAAAATACTTCTGTATAACTTCAACAAGAACTGATGAGTTATACTCAACTTTCTCTGCTGTAAGGATCTCTCTACATCTAGTAAAGAATTCTGCTGCAAGTTGTTGTTTTGTTTTTCCACGAACATTAAAATCAATTACTGTTGTTCTACTATGTAACGGTTCTATTATTTTATTCTTAAAGTTACACGTGAATATGAACCTACAATTCTTTTGGAATTCCTCAATCGACGCACGTAAGAGGAGTTGGACATCTGGTGTTGTATTATCTGCTTCATCAATAATGAGAACTTTGTGACGACTGCTAGATGTAAGAGAAACAGTACTAGCAAAGGATTTTGCCTGATTGCGAACAGTGTCCAAGAATCTACCTTCATCAGACCCATTAATGACATAACTATCTACTCCTAATTCATTACATAATGCCTTTGCAATAGTTGTCTTACCTACACCAGCAGTCCCAGAGAGTAGAAGATTTGGTATCTCTCCTTGCTCTATAAAACTCTGGAAGGTCTTCTTCACATCTGTAGGAAGTATACAGTCCTCAACTTTCTGAGGTCTATACTTCTCTACCCATAAAAAATCACTCATAGTTTATTATCTTGATGGGTCACGTATTCTAAAACTTCCTTATCGATCATACTATACAAACTTTCCCAAGTCAATGTATCTCTTAATTTAGATGCTATGTTACCTATATCATCTCCATTAAGGAACACACCCCTTACTATCTTTTCAGAATAGTCTCCATATTGAGTTTGAAGTTTTGCTCTTGCCTCTACCAACTTGTTAAGGTTGATAGTGATCTTCACATCATTATCAATCATAACCAATCTGGTTTTCTGGATGGGTCACGTAGATAATTATCTGCAACCCAAGGTTTGCTGCTAATGTAATTTTTGTAAGCAGTAAAAGTGTCAATGCTTGTGTCATGTTTATACTCATCAGGCATAGCTCGTGTAAAGGATACAGGAGAAGGACAACCAGGAAATAGATTGTCAGCATAGTCTAGCGTATATTCGCAACTATGTACTTTATTGTAACGGTGTGTATACTCAGCACATAGTGCAAGACCATGTGCTATTAACCAACGAAAGTTACTCTGTGCCCATATTGTACAAGGGTGATTACGAAATGCACCCTTAGCAGTAGCATAAAAACCACCGCCTTTCTTTGGTAATAAACCAAAGTTGTGACCCCAGTCTTGACATGCAACAATAGAAAGCATTTGACATGTTTCTAATGGCATCTTGACTACATGTTTGTCAGGTAATACTTGTGCTGATACAATAGGGTCGGGGTCAGTCACAAAAATGTTCATGTGTTTGGTTCGAGTGCTATAAAGTATTTGATACCCTCTGCTTGAAAGAGAGCAACGTTAGACTTACTTATTGTAACATCATAATCAGCAAGAAGCAACTTCAAGTTCTCAACTTTGAAACAATAACAGAATGTATCCTGTGTATCACCTACCTTAACAGAGTAACTATTAGAAGTATCATTCTTCTTATCAGTTACACGTAAACTCATCTCAGTGCCGTCACCATATAAACATAGATCAGGTAATTGATATACTGAAGCAGCACGTTGTAGTTGTTGTAAAGTTGTAGCATCTAAAGCAAAGTTAACATCCTCAGATGGAAGATCGATTTCTTTATCTGGTGGTTGTGTAATAATATCAGGGTCAGCATAAAAGAACCTAGTCTTAGATCTACCCTTAGTGTCACTTACAGTGACATAATTATCTTTTGATGTGTCAATAGATGGTTGCTCAAATAGAGATAGACCACCAAGGAATACACCAAGATCATATATGGACAGTTGAGAATCAAATTCTTCATCAACATCAGCATAAACAAGAATGTTCTTATTGATGCTTAAGGTACTCAACTTGTTGCCTGGTTTAATAACAAGAGACTTGTTAATAGAACAAAAGTTCTTAAGGACTTCAATTGTTGGTTTGGATAATACAGTCATTTACTTGTCATAATCTACGGAAAAGGGGGTAGCTCCAGTCTGGGTAGCATACGATGCTGCTGTTTTGTCATTGAAGTGACAAAGTAACACAGCATAGTGGATAATCTTAATGATATCCTTACGTGCTGTACCCTTTCTATCATACCTTGAGGCATACTTCAATATGTTAGACCTACAGAATGCCTCTGCGTCACCACATGCATCAATCAAGTCAAGTGTCTGAACATTGTTTGAGGAGTAGTGACCTCTGTAAGTTCCACTAATATAATCAGAGACCTCTTTCAAGATCTCATTTTCATTGTACTTCATAAACCTTGTCTAGATTTGTTTTTAATAATAATTTGATCATTTGCATGATCGGGTACAAATTCTAATACGTCATCATGTGGCCACATCATTTCTTCATACAAAGCATTAAGGCGGTCCATGTCCTCCCAGAGATCATTTACATGTCGGGGGTCGGGATCCTCCCCCCACACATGCTCCTCTGGTTCTAATTCTCCATGCATTAATAATTCTCCTCGGTAGTGTCTTCACCAGCGTCAACCTTAGTATAAAGATCTAAGAATGATTGCTTAGTATCATCATCAAATCTATTTACACAGTTTGTTATTGCTTGTAAACGATCACCAAAGATGGTGTATGCTTGTGCAATGTGTACTAGACGACGTGTTGTGATTACTTCATCCACTCCTCCATCGAAGAATGTTTTACGTATCACTCCTGCCCATTTTACCAGATTTTCAGCAAATGTCAATTCACATCCAACATTCTTTAGTATCTTTTGTTCAATAACAGGTGATGGATACTCTTGCTCAAAGGTTATTGGGAACCTTTCAAGGAAGGCTTCGTTGAGCACGTTAGTTCCAACAAATCTTCCGTCGTCTGAACCTTTACCTTTAGTATTTGCGGTGGCAATAACTGTGAACCCTGCTGCTGGTTTGACGTATCTTCCAGTCTTTTTAAGGAAAATTCCTTTACCTTCAAGGACGGACTGGAGACAGAGTATCTTGTTTGAGGCAAGGTCGATTTCGTCAAGGAGCAAGACAGCCCCTCTGTCGAGAGCTTCAACAACTGGTCCGTTGTGCCAAACGGTGTCACCATTGACAAGACGGAAACCCCCGATAAGATCATCTTCATCTGTTTCTATTGTAATGTTAACACGTATCAATTCTCTATTTAGAGATGCACATGTTTGCTCTACCCCCAATGTCTTACCATTACCACTAAGACCAGTAATAAACACAGGGTAAAACTGTCCAGAATTAATAACCTTCTTGAGAGACGGGGCATTCCCGAAGGGTACATAGTTCGGATCACTTTCTGGAACATAAGAAACTTTTTGTGTGACGGGTTCAGCAGCAGGTGCTTTATATGATTTTTCAATATCCAATGCAGTCAAGTCCCAAGTGCCTCTACCCTTCTTAAATTTCTTAAGACGTTTAAGAACAGTAGGATAAGAAATCTTAAATTTGTTTCCAGCAGCTCTTAATGCAATAGTATCAACTTCATTGCTAGGAGCATGCTTATCCTTTAAATAAGAAATGATTTCTTGAGCAGTAACTTCAGACTTGATTGGCATGGATCTCTTTTGATTATGTACTAATTATAGCATCAAAATGGATCTTGCAACCAATCTTTAGACAGTTTGTAAACTGTCCTCAGAAGTGATCACCCTTGCTGGAACTGGATCACGTGGTCTCCACCTATCAAACTCAACCTCATTATGCCATGATATGATTGTTTTTCTACAATCTTTTTCATTTATTGTTGGAGCACGATGTACAATAAAACTAGGGAAAGTTAATATATCACCTTCTTGTATACAATCTACCTTAGAGATATCACCATTCAAAGTATTTAAAATTTCTGTAGGTGGAGAACCTTCAGGATGTTCGAGGTAATAAACTGAAGTGAACATTGTCTTATCATGTACATGCCATCTATGTTCAAAACCTTCTTCATACTGTTGGAACCATATGTTTCCCATCTCCATCCTATTGTACCTAAGATCATCTACAAGAACTTTTTGCATATGATCCATCATATCATCTTTAATTGGTTCCCAATAAGGTGGAGTATACTCTGCAACTTCAGGTCTATAATCTGTCCAGATTTTCATACCTTCTGCAGAAATTTCTTTCCTCATAGGATCATCATTTATTGCAGTAAGTACAAATGTCTTATATGCATCATGTGCTAAAAATGGTTTAATAACGCAAGGAGCATCAACGGTAAAATACTTCATTCCCAAATTCTTTTTAATTGTCTAATGTCAGTTGTTCCAAATATTGCTTTGCATTTTTGTTCAGCATCTTGTCTTAAGTTAGATGGACATAGAAACTCAACCTTCTGCAATCTATTTGATTCTAATAGTATATATGCCTCCCACTTGACTGGTTTCATAGAGCAACCCTCATTATTGGTTTATCAAATAATACATTATCTATGTAATTAGTTGCAAAGTCTTTATCAAATAATTTTTCTAAAATACCACGTGTCTTATCATTCTTTCTCTGTTGATCACAGTAATAGATTTGATCATCAAACCTCAACATTGTCTTAACCCAATCAGCATCTCGTTCACATTTATTAACTTCAAGAAGATATATTCTAAGGTACTGCATAACAAGACAATAAAAATTTGCAGTATCTATATCTTCACTTAAACGTGTGAACTTACAGTAAGGTGAGAATACATCATCACCCCACAGTGGCAATGGTCTTTTACCTTTAAAATTATATTCATTACTAATCTCTCGTATATCATCCCAATTATCATAACCCTTTATAGGAGAAATGTCAACAATAGCAGCAGTTACTGTTTTCTCAGTAGCAACAATATCACATCCAAATATAGGAAGATTGTAATTTGGGTCAGGAAAAAATACACAGTGTAATATTTTTAACCCTTTAAGTTCTGCTAATTCTAAATGAACTTTCCTAAGTTTAGCAGTCTTATACATTGTATTTTTAATAATAAGATCATCTTTCTTAACCTCTTCTATAGGACACTTTAATGGTTCTACATCAGGTAGATCTTGCATAGTGTATGAAAGTAATACTGCTATGTCTTGTACTATATCATTCTGCATAACTAAAAAAGAACTCCTTGATTAATTTTTCTGATTCATCTTTACCAAACTGATGGGAAAGATAACTTGATATGGGATCTAGTCTTACCATATAACTATCAAAATCTTTATACAAACTAGTATCAGTACCAGTAGGTTTTGCTTTATCTATCATCTCCTTATAGAGTGACAGATAGTATTTGAATGTTGGTAAGAATGTATCAACTCCATCCATCTCACAATACCTTACAAAGATATTATCAGAGAAGTGATTACCCTTCTCAAAGAAACGATAGGTCTCTGTTGTCTGAGGTAGTGGTGGGACTTTCAATAGATAATTTTCTACTGGATGTTGGAAGTCAAATACTATTATAACTTTCTTTTTATTAAACCCCATCAAATCCATACCAAAGCAAGGAAGATTATGTCCAGTCTTAGGGTATATTATATTGTTATGGATATCAATAGTGCCATCCCATATATCAACGTGTCTAGATTTAATAAAATACTTACCAGAGTATAGATCAGCAGTAAGATTTACTTCTCTTTTATTCTTCCAAGTTGTGTGATTACTTTCAAATTTTAAATCGGGAAACGTATCAAATACTGCTTCCCTATATCCTTCCCAAATACTCATGCTATTTGCTCCACAAATTTATTTAAGATAGTTTTGTTTGTCATCTTAGAACCCATGTGCTTTTTAAATGCACGACTAAGTTCTGCCCTCGTTGCTACTTCACCCTTCTGTTTAACTTCAAGGTCAGAAGTTCCTTCACCCATACCCTGAGATGGTATAAAGAATGCTTCAGTATATCCTAATAGTTTTTTAACTGATGAGAACTTTTCTTTACTCCACTGATGTTCCATTCTATTTGCATCTTCAAAATCTAGAACACGAAGAGTTCTCTTCATTTCGTTCTTACTACAGATACGAATACCTATCCAATTGAAATCAGTAATCTGTCTATAGAAATTAACAATTTCTTTAGTGGTCATGTAAGGACTAGGAGAAATTTCACAACTGTAACCAGTTCTACTATCTCTTAGTATATACTTAATACCACCATAACGCAACTGTCTTGTGCAGTATTCACTTTCATTTGTATAGTAACCAGCACTTTCTTGAATTATTGATAATGGATTTGATTCACCATCTGTTAAGCAAACTACATTAACTTTTTGTACCTTCTCAACACTCTTCATTAGATTAACTAACTGTGGTGTACACATTACAGCATCAGCAAGAGGAGTGCCTCCCAAAGTATACTCTTGTACAAACTGGAACCTATGACCACTCATAGCAAATGCTTGTAAGTAAACTAACTCCATAGATTTTTCTAGAGACTTTTTGTTTTGTCTTGAAGAAAAGAATTCTAGAAGTCTAAAACCAGGATCAAATCCAAGTGTAGTTTTATCATCATCCAATGTAATTGCTGGATGAACTCCACTACTATTCCAAACATTTTGGAATGCATAAACTCTAAATGGAATTTGTGCTTTCCTACAGAACCATACTAGATTATATGTTTGCTTAAGAGTATCCAATAAACAATTACCCATAGATCCAGACCAATCAAGGAAGAATACTAATCCATGATTTTTACCTTCTGGAATTACCGTAACTCTTTTAAAGATATCATCACTCAATCTATACTTGTATAGAGATTGTGTATCAAGAACACCAGTCTTAGATGTTGCTGCTCTCTTATACTCATCAGCAGATTTCTTCATCTCAAACTGTTTTAAAAGATAGTTGACACTACGTTGTGCATCCTTCTTATATGTTTTGTAATGATCTTCACCATAAGTAATACTCTCTCTACGATAATCATGATCATTCTTATTACTAGAAGTAAATCCATATATTCCAAAATTCAAATCTTCTTGTATTTTTTTATGTGATACCAGCACCTTATTAAGATCTATTTTAGGAAGATCTAGATATTTCCACTCTTGTGCTTTATCATCAACTAAAGTTTCTAAACTCTCTTGTAATGCTGTATCAGTAATACTCTCAGTCTCTTTAACTCCACCCTCCATTCCTCCAATCATATCGTCATCATACATAGCATCTTCTAATTCATCAAGTTGCTGTTCAATTGACTTTTGATTACTAGGTGTTTTATCTTCACCTTCACCTTCACCTTCTTCCGTATTTTCAGGTTGGTACTCTTGCTCTAACTCATTACCAGCAGCAGGATTGTCCCAATCAATATCTGCCTGTATAGGTTGCTGTTCTTCATTTGCTTTGTCTTGTGACTTTGCCCACTCATATAACTCTCTAGAAAGTTGTAAGACATCCTCAAATGTTTTTGTAGTTGCTACACGATCAACCCATACTTGTTCCTCAGCATTAAATTCTATTTCATTATTACCTTTAAAAAATAAATTAATACGATCAATAAATGCTAGTTCTGATATATTCTCATCTCTAACTCCAAAGAAATCTTTATGCCATAGTTCTCTATACCCTTGATAGAATGATCTCTTAAGACCAGGATAAGTCTCTTTCATCATACGCTCAATACGAGCATCCTCTATGACGTTTACAAACCCTTTAGGAGCATCAATTGGAATATTGGGTGTGTATAGAGCATGTCCAACTTCATGTCCTACTAGAAGGTCATAGATTGTACCAGATGCATCTTTCCAAATAGGTAGTGTCAATACACGATTATTAACATCAAACGAAGCAGTCTGAACATTACGATGTTCTACAGTAAGATTTTCTGTAGCTAATAGTTTAGCAAGAGTGCCTTTTACTTCGGTGTTAACTGTCATTGTTTTCCTCTGATGTATACATCATAGCATTAACAGAGAGGTTTGCAGGGATTGGTGTGCCACTTTCATGACCGTCACCCCAGTGTCTTATGACCCCTGCAGTAATAAAACAGTTAGTGACGAGATAAGATATGAAAATAACAGAACGTACCAGAACAATGTGATTGTCGTAGCGTTTAGTTTTTGCATCAGAGAATGAACCCAGTGCATACTTCCATATCCTCCATAGGTTAATCATTTAAATAAATGGTGTTTTGATGTACCAGCATTATCATTCGATATATTTCCAATGCCAGTCTCTTCGGTTTCATGAAATTCATATTCCCAATCTTCTATCACAGTGTTTGCTAACATCTGATCACTAAGAAGATACATTTCCTTATCTGCTGTTTCATAGTCTGGTGCGTCAAACCAAAAATCAATACACTTACCAATTCTCAATAGATGAGGTTCAAGAGAAGGAGCAACTCTTTTGACATTATTCATCACGGCATTACCAGCAGCATCTGATACAGACCCTCTCAACTTCACATTCACAGTTGCTTTAAATCTCATGACATAGGATGGAATAAAAGATCAGGGAAGAAGTAGTTAAACATAATAAGAATAACTGCTGTAATAGTCAACCATATAGTTGCTACAACTGGTGCAGATCTAAACCATTTTGTACTAAAGATTTTGAATAGTGATTTCATTTAACAGTCTGATAGGTTAGGGTGTTCTCCTGTGGCATAGTAAGCAGCAGCATTTTCACCTGCTGACTCGCAAGTGTATTCATCTGCTACACCAGGAAATGTGGGATTGAACCCAGATCCAAAAGATCCTCCACCTCCATTATTCATTCCGATTCCACACCCCATTAAGAGAAGGGGTGTAAGGAGTAGTAAATGTTTCATTCTTCCTCTAGTAATTTTGAAAAATCATTGACCTTTTCAAATCTAAGACAACGCTTAAACTTGTCCATAAGTAAGTCACCCTTATGTGATATAACAAATAGATTAGTTCCTTCACCTAACTTTAAAAGTATAGAAAGTAACTCTCCTGTTGCAGATGCATCTAGAGAACTATCAAATACCTCATCAAGTATAAGAAGATTAGTAGCAGCAGAGTTCTTCATCCTTGCTACTTCTCTCCATGTAAAAAGAAGAGCTAAGTCAATCTTCTGTTTCTCACCTTCGGAGAAAGAAGAATAACTAAACTCATCCCTAAATCTACTCTTGATTACTTCATTAAACTCCTCATCTAATGTGAAGTTAAAAAAAGTATCCATACTATGTAAGTACTTATTGATTAAATTATTAAAAACTGGTATATACTTCTTAATGATTTGCTTCTTAATGCCAGAGTCCTTTAACAAATTACCAACTATTTGATACTCATCTAAAGTTTTTTTAACTTCTGCACAACTAGATTGAGTTTGTGATAATTGTTCAGATAACTCTTTAAGTAGTTTCTTTTCCTTATCTATGTTAGGAGTATTGACATCCAACTCGTTAAGTTCTTTTTCTATTTGAAGATTTTCTTTCTCTATACGAATAATTTCTCTTTCAATAGAAGAGATTTCACTACGCAATTCATACAATTCTAAAGAAAATGTTTCGTATTCAGTTAATTTATCTACTGCTTCTTTAATATTTTCTTTATATTTAGTAACTGTCTTAGTTAATTTAACTCCTTGTTTACTTAAACTTGACATTCGACTTTTCTTAAAGTCCTTACCAATCTCCTGAGTACAGGTAGGACACTGATCATTAGTTTCAAAAAACTTTGCTTCTTTCTTAAGACGTTTTAATTCTGTATTTGATTCCCTTTCATCTCCACGTAAAGATTGTAGTAGTTGTTTATGTGTATTCATTCCCTCACATAAGATTTCCACCTCTTGCAGATGGTCTTTTTTTGTTTCTTTTATTGACTCTTTTTCTTTTATTTTACTTTCATTTGATATAGTTTTATCATTTTTTTCTTTCTTTCTTGTTTTATTAACTTCTTTTAAAGAATTTATTAATTTTTCCTGAGAAGAAACACGTTCTTCTGCACGATCCATCATATAAATACAGTCTTGATTTGATTTATTTGAAGCACGAATTCTCTCCTTAAGGAGTGTATTCATGTCTGAGAAGATCTGGATGTCCAATAGATCTTCGATAACTTCTCTCCTGATACTTGCTCCGAGTTGCATGAATGGGACAAATGTGGATGAACCAAGAATGACGACTTGGGTAAAACTCTTGAAGTTGAGTTTGAGGACTGTTTGTTCGAGGTACTTTTGGGTGTCACGTGCTGCTGCATCTTGATCTACTAATTTGTTATTTTTATATACTTCAAAAGTATTGGGTTTAATTCCTCTAAAGACACGATACTCATCCTTACCAATAGAGAATGTAACTTCTACTTTTGTACCCTTCTCATTGATACTATTGACCATCTGTGATCTAGTAATCTTACGAAAAGGTTTATTGAATAAAGCAAAGCACAGAGCATCTAGCATAGTAGACTTCCCTGCACCGTTTGATCCTACAACTAAAGTTGATTTGGAATTTGTTAAATCAATTTCAATCCATTGATCACCAGTGGAAAGAAAGTTTTTCCACTTAAGAGTTTCAAATGTAATCATACTTTAGGGATAATCAATTCATCTTTAGAAACAACTGAATATTGATAACCAAAATTATCACAATTAACAGCAACAGATTCCTCATCTATCTCCATTAATTCTAATGGATGTGCATAATCATTAGCCTCTAAAAGAGTTTTATAACGTTCAGCATCATCCTTCTGTACAAAAGATACTACTGTTCTAACGTTATTCTTATCCTTTTGAGAATACACACCACCAGTTTCTTTTTCAGTTAGAATAAACATCAGAGTTCCGAGGCTTCCATGTATAGAGATCGCATAATGTTCTTAACACTATCCTTACTGACTTTAAGATCTATCTCATCTATGTAGTTGTCCAATAAAGTCATAGTATCTTCGGTCTCTACGACTGAAGAACCACTCTCAAGATCAACACTTAGATCTTCTACAATCTTAAGATCAGCAAGACCAATGTCTTGAAGTTTTCTTACTGCATAATCAAACTTGGAATAATCACCTTTGTTTTCTACTATGAGTTTAACAAAGGTACCCTTCAGTTCATTTTCATCTGGTATATCAACACCATTATTATAGTACAACTTATAGAAAGTGTCAAAGGGATTTCTATAAAATGTTGTCTTATGAGTATCAGTATCTAAAACATGAAACCCTCTCTTCTGTGCATAATCATTCCAATACAACTGATAAGGGTTACCAAGATAATAACAATTATTTTTATTAGATTTTGTATGATAGTGACCAGAGAATACCTTATTAAACTTACTAAAGATATTCATATCAATACCATTATCCATTACATGACCTGGATGAGCTTCAAAACCGTTAAGCTCAAGATGGCCCATGCAGAGAGGTGCAGTACTTTCTGTGATGCTTCGTAAGGTTCTGTCACTGTTCTCATCACATATCCAAGGAAGAAATAGAATGTCAGTACCGTCATAATTACGGGTAGTGGGTTCATCGATAACATCTATATCATATCCTCCGAGCAACTCTTCTGGTGAGTTAATTCTTAATGTGTTCTTATAATATATGTCGTGATTGCCAATCAAGGCAGTCATGTTACATCCCAATTCTTTAATAGGGTCAAACCACATCTCCTTCGCTGCTTCGAGAGACATGTAATTAATAGACCTACGTTTATCAAAGGTATCACCTAGATTTATAATCTCTTTAATACCTGATGCTTTAATAAAAGGTATAACAATTTTACTATAGAACCTTCTATAGTGCTCTACAAAATGTAGATTGTCATTACGAACACCAAAGTGTTGATCTGTAATTAATAAAACTTTCATACTAACACCTATGGTATGGAGGGTTTGGTCCCATTACTTCATGGAAGAAGAATGCGAGAGTTAATCTTGTTTGATTTTTACCAAACGTTTGCATCCCATGTGGAGTTTGATTGTTGAAACAAAACATTCTGTTGTATACATTACTAACTCTTACAGTTTCTGTGTATTGTGAATGAAATCTATCATATGATTCCTTATACTCCTCATCCTTAATTGGTTCTCCTCTATAAAATTTACACTGTGCATCGTTGTCTTTAGGTTGACACCAAGCATATCCATTGTGTTCTTCATATATACTTGTTCCAGTATCAGGTTCTGGATATTTGTTCAAATATATTATACCACCAAATTTAACATCGTCATCCACATGTACCCACCCATGATTTTGAATATGATATTGATCATCATGGAATGGTTCTACCATTTGAAAATTAAGTGCAGCACCCCAGTTCATCTGATAGGTGTGATACCAATTTCTTAAAATCCTCTGACAAATATAATTATTCAAATCAGGATTGAGAACTTCTAATGTTTGTGTTCTTTTACCTGGCCATTGACCTCTAGGATCAGGTTGAAATTCTAGAGTTTTACAATACTCTAGAATCTTATCTGGATTTGGAAAGAAATCATCAACGATAGTTATCGGATACATTATCTTTTGGTATTCATCTCAACACGATTTTTAATTTGTGCCATATCAGCAGTTGCTTCACCATCAACTGAGAAGACATGCTCAAACCCAGACTTCTCTAAGATTTTTTCTTTGATGTCCATCTGTCGTTTCTCCTTAGCAATACGACGTAGAAACGCATAGTACACTATTTGTGTAAAATAAGCAAATGGATTTTTACTTTTAGCAGGATCAAAGTTATCTATGTATTGTATACAATTTTCTATACCATCGCAAACCATATCATCTTTATACATGTAGTTGATAAAGTTTGGTCTATACGATAGATGTTGTGCTATCTTTAAAAAACATCCACCGATATAATTATTGACACGGGGTTTAGGAAGACCTTTCTCCTTGGCAATATTAACCTTATCCTTGTACTTTACAATAGCAGCAAGAAACTCAGCGTTATTAACGTAATGCTCTTTCTTTTTTGTGGTACGCCTCATATGGTTTTTTTCCTTTGATTATATTGTAACAGGGCTTGACAAGAATGTCAATCACCTGTAGACTAACCATGTCAAGGGTTGAGGGATATATTATGTATTATATAATTTTTCAAATAGTTTTCTTGCATTATCTATCCTACCGAGATAACCTGTTGCGTCTTCTGCACTAGATCTTCTTTTAGTAGTTCTTTCTCTAACCTTATCTTCAGGTTCTAAACTTTTTATAAATGCCTCATACATAAAAATAATTTCTTTACTCATCGATGCGACACTCAAGATATCTTTTTCACGTATTATAAAAAATTCCTCGTCAGACATATTCATCCATTTATGAAACCCCATGCCTCTCATCATCTTGTTCTCACTTATTGGTTTGTCAACAATTTGAATACATACTGGGTCTTGTAGAAATGCTAAACTTTCCTTTGCATCTGTACCACCATAGTCTTCTACAGTAAGCACTGCTTTCGCAAGGATCTCCTCACCACTGACAAGTTTAAATACTCCGTGAAATTCTTCTTCGTGTTTAGCGTAGTTAAGTGTCATTAGTTTTGAGTTTAATCTCTACAATGTCATAATTAAAATTTTCTTCTTTGTAAATTTTTAATCTCTCAAAGAGATGGAGAAGAGTATAATTCTTCCCATTGTCTCTACTAATATCGTCTGCGATATCATACAAAGTTGCTACTTCTTTTCCCCTAGACTGTCGAAGTACCCTCCCGATAGATTGGAGATTTCTGACTCTGGACTTGGAGGGACTGGCGAAGACGAGGTTGTGCAACCGCCTAATGTTAATCCCAGTACTGAAAGTGCCATAACTGGCAACAATGATTTGATCATCTTCATTTTCAACTAAACTCCGTATATGTTCTCGGTCATCGACATCCACTCCACCATAAACTAAATGTACTGGTCTGTCGGTATGACTATTTATCATGTCATACAAAGGTAGACCGTGCTTCTCAACATAGTTGAATAGTACCAATGTGTTTCCCTTAAGGTCACACGCTAAGTTACGGATAAATTTATTACGTTGTTCATGTTCACAAAGGTAATCCATCTCATCTTGATACCCATCAAAGATTTGTTCTTGATGTTTAAGTACAATGACGTTAACATTTAATTTAGCAACATGTCCTTTCTTCATCAACTCAGATGTCTTAGTAACCTTAGAACATTTACCAAACACACCTTCTAATACTAATTGATTACAGTCTGTTCCATCTAACGTACCAGTAAATCCAATACGATACTTACATCCATGTAACTTATTCATAATTGTAGTAAGTGATTTAGCTTTAAATAAATGAGCTTCATCACCAATCACAACATCAAACCTTTCAAAAAATTTCCTTGGTTCCTTATAGATAGACTGCCAAGTTGATATAACTACATCATTCTGCACATATTTATCTTGTCCACCGTATATTTTATGGCAGTGGTACTCAGCGTTCCAACCATACTGTGTAAAATCTTTATACATTTGCTCGACAAGAGACGTAGTTGGTACTATAATAAGTATATTCCTCTTAACATTTACATGGAACCGAACTAATGCATAAATCATTAACGATTTCCCGCTTGCAGTTGGCGACAATAGGAGTCTTCTGTTGTATTTTAGGCACTCGTATATTGCTGCGTATTGGTAATCACGAGCCTTCACAGGAAGCTTTAAAGCTCGAACAAATTGAACTACAGACTGAGGCGTTACCAGAGAGTTCTCTTCCTTTGGAAATCCAAAGTGTTGACTTTCCAAAACCTGATATTGATATCCCCTTTCAGTTGCCCAGTCAGTTAGATAGTCTACTAAACCGCAATAAATTTCCCCAGTAGCAGGTGAGAATAAACGCACCTTACCATCCCAACCTTTGTATCTTCTCGTCTTCTGCATGTACTTTGCAGAGGGAATTTCAAAGGTAAAATATTCTGTTAACTCTTGTTTGAGATGAGGTTCTGCATCAACTTTTAAATAAACTTCATTCTTCTTACGTATAAGGAGATCCATAAAACCATGCCACAATAGATTTTCTCACATCATCAGATGTTACAGGACGTACTCTATGCCATTTTCCAGAAGGAAAAAATATAGCAGAACCTTTCTTACCTTTAAAGGTTTCGTATCTTGGATTAGTCCCTGGTTTATATATCTCCAAATCAAACTCCCCTCCCTCATACTCTTCAGGGTCACTCATAAAGAGGGTCATACTTATTTTTCTAACAACACCACGAATGGGTCTAGGGTGTTGATCAACGTGCCAATCATATAAACCACCTTTAGGATAGACACCAAACTGTACAGGTTCTACACCAGTTATATTAAAATTCCATCCAGCACTTTCATTTATTACCTGTACCATTTTCATTAGCATGGTCGAAAGTTTTTGATCTTTCAACCATGTTACTTGACTATTTCTTTTTGTTCCAGTACCTTCGTTTTCTTTATTGTTATAAAGAGTTGCAGGAATAAAATCTAAATCAGCACCTGCTATAGCAGTTCTTACAGTGTTTAACGATTGCTGATTAAAAGTTACTAATTTAAAATACTTGCCGTAATTCATTACATACCAGATTGAAACTTATCCCATTCAATAGCATTTTTAATCTGAAAGTTACGACCATTTATCTGTCGCAAAACACCATCGAGAAAGAATATCACTTGTTCTATATAGTCTATCTTGTACTGAAGTTTTCTGACCTCTTCATCACCGTCAATAAACATATTAATTTCTTCTCTAGTAGTCAGTTTAAAATCAAAAGGCACCTCTCTATACACTGTAGCAGGTGCCTTTCCTTTATAATATATCCACTTCTGTTTAACTAAACCTTTCATTTCACCTTCTCTTTCTTTCTTCATTAGAGAAAATGTATTATAAAATGCCATCCATCTTTGATGGAGTTGAGGGATCCTTACAGATTCCTCACCATACTTATCAGGATCTATGACACTATCAGTCTTCCACATCTCCTGAAGATTTTCTAAATTCATTATCTTTTAATCCACCTTGGTGCATAGAATACTAAAAATGAAGTAGTCCAAAATATTCCTAATGCTGCTGTATGCAACAACCTATTAGGATGAACTATTAATCCAATGGTTACCAGTCCTATCCAAGTATAATCTAATGTACCATGAAATCTATACCATACATTAGCACCGTACTTATCAATAAATTTATCTCTCTGTTTTCCGAACCACGGAGATACGTGTCTCATCATAACAAAACCCTCATTGAAAAACATGAGAGTGAAACCAATCCAGAATATCATATACCTTGATCCTTAGTTTTAGCAAAAAATTCTTTCATTGATGATGATACATCAGGTGGTTCTGGATAACCATAGTTATTCCTCTTCATCCATTTTTGTCTCAATGCACTCAGTAACCATGATTGAGAAAGACTTTTAGGACCATTCTCTAGTAATTCTAATTCATGCTTATTGGTAGTGTAAGCTTTCTGCTCCTCTCTCCAATTGCTATCATCCCATTCGGTGATTGGTTCTTTTCTTGGGTGATCTCCCTTTCTTAATCCCATTGGTTATACCTCCCATACCACAATATGTATAGACCTTAGTACCTTAGCACAGATTTATAAATTTTGCAACTACCTTCTCTTCTGACTATTCTTATTTCTTACTTCGTAGGTCATATACTTAAACATTGCTGTTGCAGTAAAATATTCATTATCAGTTTGTGTTACATCAAATGGTAGAGAAGTTAATTCAATAGGGAACAATTGTTTAAATACAACATCAAAATTGACAAGATTGTTATTGTTTAAAACTTGTAGTGTAGCATCTGAGAACCTAGCATCACTTTCTTGATTAGAAAATTTATTAACCCAATCTCTTCTTTCTTTAAAATCTTGTGGTGTACCTAATGCTCTTATCCAATTATGGATCTCCATATAGTTTTGTAGATCTTCATCAACTACAAACTCAAGAGAAAGATCACCATAAACAATATTACCTTCAATTGGAATACGTGCCATACCTCTAGTAGGAATATCTATATTACCTACAGACAATGATGGGATCTCTGCTTTTTGGCATAGAAAAGAAACCTTCTTTGCTTTTTCTAATAGGAAAATAAATCCTATTGGGGAAAGAAAGTTCTTATTTGTTATTTGATCTTGATACCAGTTTGCCATTATAGCAGTACTTTTTTAATTATTTATACCCACCGATTAACAACTAGTTCAACAGCATTACTAGAATCAATCTTTTGACTTTCTACTTTAAATCCTTGAGACTTAGCAACACTAGTTAGTAATTGTATACAATACAACTGTGTAATCTTTTCAAGAAATCTTTCTATTGGTATCTTACGAGACCAAGTTTGTCTATCAGTAATTAATTCATAACATTGAGTTTGCTTATTCCAAACAAACCCTATGTCATCACCTATAGTTACCTCACATCTTATTTTCTCATGATCATGTCCTATAGGATTTACTAACTCTCTATTAATATCAACTGGCAAACCATCAAGCATCAGTGCTTGAATTAATGCTGGTTTGTCTTTGATCTTCGTTTTGATTTTGCTGAAGTGTGACATAGTATTCTGGTTTGAGTTCTCGTGTTGAAACTGTACCAAGTGCTTCTTCAAATGGTAGTGTAATATCTAGGCACTGCTTTGACTCAGCACCTTGCACCTCTTCGGTAACTGTACCGTCTTGTGCGATAATAAACTTAATGGTTTGCTGAGGCATAATTAAAATTGTTTAGGATGGGTTACTACATCACCATGTATCTCACCGATGTCATCTATGTGAGCATGATCAATCTTCTCAATATGAAGATGTTCTAATGCATTAGCAATTCTTTCCAGTGAATTAGCAATGCGTGTAAATTCTTCGCTCATTTTCATAGGGTATATACCTTTCTAATATACCACAAGGTCTTACATATGTAAAGAACAAATGACACAATCAGGACATTCATATTCTTCTTCATAACTATGGAGTTTACCAATGATCTTTTCGTACTCCTGTTTTTTTGCACCAGTTTGATAATGTTGATAATATTCGCATGCCAATAAGATGCGGTTCATTTCCTTTTCGTTGAATTGCATAGTCACTCACTACAATTATAAAAATATTTAGGCAAAAAAAAGAGACCCCGTAGGGTCTCTCTTGATCCATCTCGAACCGAGATATTTATATCACATTAGGTTTGCAACCTGAACTCTTCTGTAATACTTGTTAGTATTAGCTGTAAGAGCACCAGAACCTTGTGTAAGACCTTGAGCAAATGGGTTAGCAACCATTCCGTAACGAGTCTTAAACCCAATTTTTGGTTGGAAGGTGTTAGGATTAATTGCTCTGACCTGCTGTAGAGGTACATATGGGCAATAGAATAATCCAGCATCATAAGGTGAAGTACCTTTGTATCCATTAACGTAGAAGTGCTTATCAGCAACGTTAGCAGAATAAGGATCAACGTAAACCTTAATCTTACCGTTAAGTGTTCCAACAAGAGTTGAAGATGTATCATCTACACCTGTCAAAGCGTTGTTACCATTAAGAGCAGGAGAGTAGTCAAGTACACCAGCCATTCCTAGAGCAGAAGCTACATCAGCAGAACAGATGAGAACGTTGCCCTTTCCACGACGAGTTTGCTGACCGATAGCGTTAGCATCTCTTTCTATCTGGAATAGAAGTCCTTTGAATTTCTCAACTGACCATCTACCATTAGAGTCAACGTCAAGGTCGAAAATACCAGCGTTAGCAGTATTGTTCTGAGCACCAGCAACAGCATTAACGTAGATAGTTCTAACAACTTCTCTGTTAATTTCAGCAAGGATCTCTGTAGAGAGAATGTTGCTTAACTCTTGCTCGGCATCAAGACCATGAATTGCTTTCAAGTCTTGAGCAAGCTCGATTGAGTACTCAGCTTTTAAAGCACGTGACTTCGCAGTAACTGTGACCTTCTCGATTGAGAAACCCATTTCTCTGAAAGCAGTAGATGCAGAACTGTCATCTAAACCTTCAGCAGTAGCTGTTGCCATTCCTTCAGCATCACCAGTCTTCTCATAAGTTCCAGCAGGGGAATCGTTAAGAAGTCCAGGGTTAGCACCTTGAGCGTCGTTAGTTGCATCTGATGCGTTAGGGTCATAATTAGAAAGACCAGTTCCAGCACCACCAGAGAAACCAGCGTTAGGCTCATTAAAGAATGCCTCACGGAAGTTACCTGAGTTAGGATCTCTTGTCTCGTTGTAGTTGGTTCTCATTGCGAAGATAAGACCAGTAGGTCCTGTCATCGGTTGAACACCCGCAATGTCATAAGCAATTAGCTTAGGCATTGAACGACGGATTAATGAAATTAGAACAGGGTCGAAACCAGCTACGGGACCTGTAGCGGTTGAACCACCACTAAATCCACCTGTTCCTGCAGTTTGAAGAGTCTCAGTAAGAATTTGTCCTTCTTCTGTTAAAGCTCTTTCTTGGTTTTCTAAGAGTTGTGCGACTACGCCTTTCTTATATGAATCACCTATCTCTGGAAGAGCATCGTGATTAAGAACGGGTGCCCACTTTTCTTGGAGTTGCTTAATGTCAGCCATTAGTTATTCCTTTTTTTAAAAAGTAGTTGTTTATTATTTGGACCAACGAGATAGTGTATCTACGTACTTAGACATAGTACCAGTCGTGGTTTCTTCTACCAAAGGTGCAGTTGCTTCTTCGGTGGGGTCAGTCTTTGCTTCTGCAACGACTTCAGCCTTCCTAGTGAAGTATGATTCCTTGATAGTTTCGACTTTCTTGCGAAAATCTGCTTCAGTTTCAAACTCAACACCCTCTGCTAATGAAACAAGCTTTTCCTTTTGGGTCTCAGCAAGTCCAGTTGCACATTCGTTCACAATTTCCATTTTAACAAACTCCCCAATTCTCTTATTTAAAGATACGTTAGAGTCGATTTGTTCGTTGAGCTTAGTCTCCATATCATTTAGCTCTTCAGCCATACCGTCTAGTAGGTTATACTTCTCTTCAGGTACAGTGAAGTTCTGTTCGATGAACAGTTTCTTTAGGCCATCGAAGAACGATTCTGCCATCTCTGTTTTAATGCCATGCTCCACAGCAAGGTTATTTTCTTCTAACCATTGCTTTGCAGCATAAGAGATGTAGTCATCGACTTTCTCAGCCAATTCTGTTTTGATCTTTTCAACCTCTTCGGTCAAGGCAGATTCATATGCCTCTTGAAGTGTTTTTGTCTCTTCATTGACACGTTGAGTTACAACCGCTTCAAAGAGTGTCTTAGCTTTCTCTCTGAATTCTTCATTTAACTCTTCACCAGCGACAAGAGCGTCAACATCTTGACTAAAGTCGTACTTGGTTTCAGAGGTCTCTTCTTTTTCTGAGATTGTTTCTTCGCCATTGTGCTCCTCACTGTCAAAGATCTTACCAGACAATCCAGCAGATACGTTACCAGTTCCAGCTCCAGACGGTTTCGTCTTAATTGACTTATCCTTTTCTACTCCTACAGGGGCAGAGGCGGCTTTACCTAAATTTGCGGTTCCTTCAGGATTACCCTTACTATCAGATCCACCAATTATGGTATCATTGGCACCAGATGTGTCAATCTTTTCTCCTGGTTTCGCTCCCTTGGTTATAGCAGCAGTGCCAGTAGCAGCGTCTTCGTTCACTGGATCCATATTATCAAGCTCTTTTGTCGAGGTCTCAGACATTGGTTCTAACTCCGTTAACATTACGTTTGTCTATGTTTATTTATAAATTATAAACTCTGCAAAAACTTAGAGAATGCGGAAACCTTCCGTTCTTGTAAGTTTATTAGAGTTGCTTCATCAATTTCTTGCTTGATTTCAGCAACAGCAGACTCTTTAAGTATGCCATTTGCCCAAACCCACTCCTTTCCTTCCATAATTCCATCAACAAAAGCATCAGGAGCTGAAGGATCTGCAACTATATCTGCAGCAGTAGCAAGCATAAAATCATCTTGAACGATATTGCAGTTCTGTTCTTGTCTAAGAGAACCCATACCTCTTGAGGATACACCAAGTTTTACACCTTCATCTAAAAGGTTCTTGGCAATCTTACCCATAGGTGTTTCGAGGATCTTCGCTCTACCTACAAAATTATTACCTTCTTCGGAAAGAGATAATATTTTATGAGAGACACGATCAAGATTAACTGAAGGTCCATCAGGATGTCCTAACTCACCAAGAGCACGTCCCTTCTGAATATGATTTTCATCATACCTTGCGACTTCTCTTTGAAGAGTTTTAAAAGGATACTTTCGTCCATTGCGGTTTTCAATTTCAGCTTGAAGAAATACACCTTCTATAAAGTGACTCTTCTTACCTTCCTTTTCTTCGGCAAAAAACTTGACGTTAGTAATTTCCTCAGCTATCAGTCTCATCTTTTGGTTCCTCTACAGGTTGTTCTTCGGTGGGTTCAAGACTTGCCTCTGGTTCTTGCTCTTGTTGAGCAATCTCACCTGCGGTAGGTGCAACCTCTGGCGGTTCTTGACCATCATATATTTTATCAATTTCATCAGCAGTTGCTTGTCCAGTTTGATCTGGATCAAATCCCCACTCTTTTGCAAATTCAACTTTCTTTTGTTGAATCATATCGTATGATGTCGCACTAATTGCATCATTAGTCGCATCAATAGCTTTAGATTTCTCATCGCTAAAGATGTGATTTACAATTGTGTTTGCGATTTCACTAGGCATAATAACCCCACTTTCTTATTTATTTAGTTAAAACTCACCTTTGCGTTGATCAGCAGGTGAAACTGCGGAATTTGTATCAGCTTCTGGTGGTGCTCCTTCTGCAGGAGCAGCAGGATCTATACCCATTTCCATAGCAGCAGCTTCCGCAGGATCCATGATTAATCCATCTGCCATTTCTTGTTCGATTTGCTTATCAATTTCCTTGATTTCAACGTCAGTCTGTTTTAGAACTTGACGACGAACATAGTCTAGAGAGAAGTATTTACCAACGTAAGGATCCATTTGATTGACTTCATTCATTCTTTCATTACGGATCTCTATCTCTTTCAGTTCTGTGAAATAGTTATCTGCAATATAATCGAATTGAATGTGCTCTTTCATTTCATCCCATTCTTCAATGGAGATGACACCCTTAAGAACCAATTGAGTTTTTAGAAGATCTGTGAATAATTCTCCAAATCTCTTACGCAATCTTGCAACAAACTTCTGGAACTTAACTTCATCACGTGTGATTTCAGCAGCACGTCCGATGTTAAATGTAGTTTCTGATTCTAATCTTGAGTTAGGAACGTTGAGTGATTTGTATAGTTTCTTCTGGAAGTACTTAACGTCTTCTAGTTCTCCAAGGTTCTGACCACCAGGTAATGTAGTAATCTCAGTTCCTCTTCCACCTTCTCTTCTAGGTAACCAGAAGTCTTCCATCATGGACATGAACTTCTTGTCATCCTTTATCTCACCAGTGTTTGCATCGTATACAAGTTTGTTTCTGTAACGACCCATTACCTCACGTAGATATTGTTCCGCTTTATTTTTGGGAAGGTTACCTACATCGATATAGAAAATTCTTCTTTCTGGTGCTCTTGATAATCTGTAGATAACAAGAGAGTCTTCAATCATTCTTAACTGATTGACTGCCTTAATTGCTTTATGCAAATGAGACAAGACCATATTCTTATTGAGATCTTGTATACCAGAGTGACAATATGTCACGGAATCAGGAGCAATTTTCATACCCTGATTTGTTGCGTTCCTTAATCCTTTTGGATTATACAGATAATATGATGCTGACTTCTGTGTGAGTTGAGTATTGAGATCAGTAGATCTGAATTCTTCTGGACGTTTTTGATCGTACTCAGTTACTTTACGTATCTTACGAGGATCGATATATCTAAGTTCTATCAATCCACCTTTAGGGTTTTTAGGATCGATTACCTTATGATAAAAAAGTCTCCCATCAACATACCATCGACGGAAGATTTCGTAAGATCTATTATCAAAATCAAGAAGACGTAGGATTTCATCGAACTCCTCACGAATTAATTTCTTAATTTTTTCAGATGCTTTTAAATTTGATAGCTCTACAGCAATAGGAACATCATCAAAGTTTCCACATATTGTTTCATTAACTACATCATCGACAGCACTATCACATTCTGGTTGTAAAACCATCTCCCTATAACGGGTGATCAATTCATACTCATTACGAACAGTACCATCCATGTCAATAGAATAGCCATAGTAACCACCACCTACTATAGGTTGTGATCCATCTAAACTATCCTTCTGAACAAAAGAAGGCCCCTTTGGAACCTTCTTTGCCCTCTCTAAACTAAATCCAAAGAGTTGCGACATTACTAAATTTCTATTGTTCCTGTTCTATTTATCAGGTTGCCTGATCATGAATTTTTGAGAGGCATATCTGTCCAGTACTGAACTTGTAGTTCAACAGTGAACTCCTCGATTGCGTCATTGTTTCCGAAGTCAAGATCTATGGCTGCGATACTTGATGGGAAGACGTTGTAGAACTTATAAGACTTAAGGATCTTAGGTGCATCACCATCCTTAATATCTCTTGCTAACTGATGAACTTGCATATCAGCGAAGTAACCTGTTGCGTCATCAGTATCACCCAAACCTTTTGCTTGAGTAAAGTTCTCATTGTATGCTTGAATAGATTGTGCCCAAAGTTCAAACGCACTTCTAAGAACGAAGTTGCTGTCGTTCTGAATTGTGATTGTCCAAGGCTCGAATGTACGATCTCCTGCAATCTTTAAAACCCTTCCCCTAAAAGGAACTTCTATTACACCAATCTGTGAAGCAGGTAAATTTGCTGCACGGACTGTAAACTTACCAGTATCAGTAATTGCAGAATTATTCAACTGTGGTATTGTTGATGGGAATGCCAAATCCACTTGGAATAGATTAGGACGGGCAAAATCTGCTGCGACTTTCGCCTTAAAATCATCAATAGTTCCTTTTTGTGCCATGATTGTTATGTTACTCCCTTGTCCTTAATATTTAGAAAAATGAATATTTTCAACATAAAAATAGCGGAGATATACTCCGCTACTCTTAATCTATGTAATTGTAATCTAGTTAGCGACTTCGCTAAATGCAACACCAGTTCTTGTAGCAACAAAACTTAGAGTGATGTAGTTAATTGTGCGAGTTGGTTTTACAAATATCTCTGCGTAGAATTCACCACGGTCAATTGACTCAGCAGGGTTATTGTCACTATCACACTTAACTAAGAAGTCAGTTACACCACGACGACCTTGAACATCACGCATGTAAGGTTCAACGATGTTGAGGAATAGACTTCTTTGTGACTCATCGTTTTGCTCGAAGAGTTGTGCCTTAGCAGCACCAGATATAACTCTCTCAATTGTCAAGAACAAACGACGTACGTTAATTCTATCAAATGCAGATGCATATCCAAGAGCAGTTTTATCACCGAATAATACAATACCCTGTCCAGGGAAAGATACAACTGGGTTTATGCGTGAAGCATAAAGTTGATCTCTTTGTAACTTATTAGGTGTGAAAGCAAGTTTAATTGCATTTCTTAGAGTTCCTCTTTGGAAACCAGCAGGTGAGAACCATGCTTCAGCAACTTCAGTTGTTTGTAAACATAGACCTGCAGTATCACCATTGCAAGGGATGTAACGATATACATCATTAAACTTGTCATAGATGTACTTGTATCCTGAGTCAAATACCATGTAAGAAGAACTTGGAAGTAAATCGAAGAACTCAATAGTATTATCTGTTGCTGTTTGTGCATTACTTACACCAACAACGTTTCCTCTACGTGGAGAAACAAATGCTAGACAATCTCTACGCTCTTCAACAATGTTTGCAATTGCAGTTATTTTAGAAAGAGCAGCACCATTATCAGCACCAGAAGGACCAGTAAGGATAAAGTCGATTGTTTGTGACTCAGGGTCAGCAACTAAATTATAAGCAGTCTCGAAGTCTGCATTAGTAACAGCGTAACTACCACCTGAAGTTGTGTAGTCTGCACCAGATGCAAGTCTGTAGTAGAATGTTGAGTTATTTTTAGAACCAACAGTTGTACGACCTACAGGATAATCAGTAGATCCATCAGCAGAACGTAGTAAGTTGAACTGCTTAGAAGCACCACTCAATCCCCAATCTCCATCAGAAGGAGTACCAGTTGCATTGAATACAGTAGCTTCATGCTTACCCCAATAGATGTAATTAGACTTTTGCTTAATTACTTCTACGTAGTAGTTAGTCTCACCAACAGATGTCTTAGCATCAGATGCTTTGGACAATCCGATGAAACGCTCAAGAACAGCACCAGCAGTACCAGTGATAGAACCATCAACGTCTGTTACAATAATGTGTACTTCATCACGGAAACCACCAGCAGCATCAACTGACTGTGAAGTTCCAGGACGTGTAGCAACGTTAATCCACTTAATACCAGGAAGATACTCACGCTCGTTATACTCAACTCTTACTGAAGTAATTGCAACAGCAGTTGAGTTAGTATCCTGAACACTATCAGCAGCAGCGAAATCTATAGATCCTTTGTTTTTAGCAATGTATAGACGACGCTCAATACCAGTAGTTGCGATAACAGCAGTATTTGCTCCTTGGGTAATTGTCTGACCATCAGCAATGATACCAGTTACACCACCAGAAGGTAGTCCAATTTCAATATACTTATTAGCTGGATCGTAAGCAAGAACATTAACAGTTTCATTTGAACCACCAATGTTAATTGTTGTAGTAGCACCAGGAGTGAAATCACCAACAACTGTTGTTACTGTTAGACGAATTGAATACTTAAATACTTTACCAGCAGCACCAGATGTAGCAGAAACTGCAGCATCTGCAACGAATTCATAATCGTTACCAGATCCAGGAGCAGGTATTACACCAATCTGATCAGCACCAGCATCAGTTACAAATACACCAATCGAATTTCCTTTGGTACCAGGAGTTCTAGCAGACCAATTCCAGTTATTATTTGAGGCAACCCAGTTAGCATCATAATCATCTAAGTTCTTAACTAGAGGAGCAGTTCCTGTATTAACAGCATTTTTTAGAGATGCTGCATTAGTTCTAATTGCTTTAAGTGAACCACCGTATGCTAAGTATTGTGATGCAGTGAACCAAAACTCATAGTTTGCATCGTTTGGTTTACCGAATTTATCTACTAGTCCTCTTTCGGTACTAATATCTACTATTTCTTCGACAGGACCAATATCGAAAGGTGCTGCTATTACACCAACGTTTGCTGTTGACAGAGTGGTAATCGTTGTCAGGTCTCTTTCCTGAACGACTACACCTGGCGATAATTGATTGGCTGCCATGTTTATAAACTCCTTGTAATTGCCTTGTCAGTTGTCTAAGATTATTTATATTTTTGAAACGTCACTGAAACTCCCACATGTAAGCCCTATCCCCGTATTCCGACAGCTTCTCCGCAACTTCCCATCTCTCTCCTTGAGCATCTACAATAACCTCATCATCCATACCATCACTGATAAATCCAAATGGTGCCATGTCCTGTTCAATATTTTCTCGCTGATCATCATAAATGCGTTGTCTAACATCGTTGTCATGCATCTCTTTAAAGTATTCTTGCATCGCCATCCACCCAAATATCACTAAACACATAGCAAGATCATCGTGACATCCATCTTCCGCTTGGAATGAATTACCCTTTTGAATAAACGTTGTCAATTCCGCAATCGTATCATAGTCGGGTATCATCAATTTATCATCTTCTATTAATGCTTTTAGGTTAGAGCAACCTACCTGCTTTACAGCAGTTGACATCTTAACTCCTAACTGAGTTTTCTTACCTGAGAACCCCTGTCCTAATTGTTGACCTGCTCTTCCTCTCATAGCAGCTTGTAATAAATTCTCGTATTCTAAATCGTATTGAATTATATCTGCTACTTGCCCACCAATATCATTTACTTCACAAAGAACATAAGCACCATTATAATTCTTAGCTACTTCAACAATAATATTAGGTAATATGATAGGTTTGATTTCATTATTCTTATACCTTGCTACCAGTCTATATGGTAACGTAGTTGTATCCATTACGCAAAATGCTGAATAATCACCACCAATACCACGAGCCACGTCAACAGTTAAGATATAATTATGATCTTCTTGGACTTGCTCATAGACTGCCAACCCTCTATTTTGTTGTATTGGTTCTTCATATGGCATGACTCTCAACTTACTTGGACTGATTAATGTATCAACTGATCCTAAGAACTCACATTCAAACTCAACTTTGAATTGTGCTTCTGATGTATTTCTTATAGTTTGTTCTTTCCATACTTCATCCCTACCAGGTATCTCAGACCAATGTACTTCTGTAGGAATATATTCATTTGACTTACGCTCTGCATCATGCCACAACTTATAGAACATGTTCATTCCATGTGGAGTGGAGATGATGATGACTTTGGTTTTTGTACCAGAAGATATAGTGGGATAAACAGAACTAAAGAATTGTTCTGCAATATGGTTAGGAACGAACGCAAATTCATCAAGGAAGATGATGTTAAATGACATACCTCGGACAGCACTTGCAGACGTAGATGCTGCTAGTATCTTTGATCCATTTTCTATCTCTAGACTACCTTTGTTCCATCCTAGTATACCCTGCTGTAACCATTTTGGTAAGTTCTCATATGATAATTGTAACCTACCTAACATCTCACGAGCAGTTGCTGCTTTGTTAGCAAGTATTGCTACGTTAACATTATCATTAAAAAGAACATACCATAGTAAGTATGCTGTAACAATAGTTGACTTACCAGACTGACGAGGAAGTTTTGCTATATTAAATCTATTGTCGTGAAACTTTTGTACCATGTCTTCCTGAAAATCATACATGGTAAAGGGTATAACACCTTCATCAAGTGATACAATTTTAATATATTCCCTAATAAAGTAAACAGGATTTTCAGCACATTTCAAATACTCAGCAATTTGTTTCTTAGTGAAGTTTTGGGAAACGTTTGCCTTCTTTAGATTAGGATTGCCTAAGTATAGTTCTTGCGTTTTACTCATTTAGTGTTCCGAATGATCTACGTATAACACGTAGTTTTTCAAGGTTCATATCTTTGGTTCCACCATCATATGCGTGAGCATACCCTTCAGTAATCATCTGTTCGTTTAATGAAACAGTATCCTCGTTAATATAGAGCCAACCAAGAAGCCTACCATACTTCCCAGTCCCACCCACAAGTTCTGTTCTAACAGTAAGTTCATCTCCATCACCTGCAATAGTATCTTCTAGTTTTTGTTTCAACCAATTAGTAGCATCTATTCCCAATGCCTTCTCCTCAAGGTTTCTTGTTCTTTTCTCTGGCGTATCAACTCCTGCAACTCTAACTCTTTCTTTCTTGAATAGATCAAAACCGAGGTCAATGGTAACGTCAATAGTATCACCGTCAAGAACACGGTTTATCTCCGTCACTCGAAAGTTGTAGCAGCTCTTCCTGCTCGGTGGTGTCATCGCTCCCATTTGGCCAAAATTCATCGTACTTAAATATGTAGTAGATTACAATACCTACAGCTACAAGTAGAATAGCAACCATTATATTAACTGACCATACTACTTCACTCATGATACTTTACCACCTGGCAGATATCCTTCGTGATTAGGATCACATTTCTCCACCCAATTAAATCCACTGTTAGGTGGGTAAACATATTGTCCCTCATCATCAAACATACCTGAAGTGTCTAATATTCTTGACTCCTTTGATGGATACTTAGGATAAGGTCTTGTTCCTGCTCTCATCTCTTGTCCCTTTCTTCTTCTAATTTGATTACCAGTCTCAGGCATATTGGATTTGTCCAACCAAGCAGTGCCTAGCATCTCCTTGATCATCTCTTGTGTGTAACCGTTATTGGAAGTCATATTGATTGTTACTTATAAAATCGAGGTATGCATACCAATCCTTTTGCTCACACTCATGTTTGTTAATAGCATCATACATTATATCAACAGTATTGTGATGAGGAAATATAGGATGTTTACAAGTGTATTCTGGTACAACAAACATTAGAAGTGATCTCCCAACCCTTCAACTGGTTCAGGTTTCCAACCCTTACCATAGTATTTCTCTAACATATTGAGATGTGGGGCACGAGCAATCTGCTCTTCTGTCGGTGGATTAGACTTAGGTGGTTCAGGTGGAAATAACTCAGTCTGTATACCATGTGCTTCCCAAAACCATTCCTCTGGATCCTCCCCTTTCATGTGAGTAAACCCATAAAAAGTCCCATCATCTCTCACATATAACATGTGATGATCATGGGGATTAAGGAGCCACATCTGACGAATTTTATCGGTAGTTTTGTAACCTATCTCCTCCTTAGTTAACTTTTTAATCACGTTGTCTCCAATCATCAGATCGTTCTTGATGGAACCAGTCTACCACATCTTGTGGATCTCCAAAACCCCTACGGTGATTGCTTGAATCGGGGTCTCCTATATTCAAGCTATTCAGAAAAGAGTCTGTAGGATCTGTACTACTTCTTCTAGCACTCTGTAACATACCTCTAGCAGCAGTATTTGCTTTTGCTAGTTTCTCTGCCCAGATCATATCATCTAGACTTACTTCAACTCCAGCACCTATGTCCTTACATATAGATGCTAATCTCAAACGATATTGTGTTGATAGCATATATTATTAAGTTGTTAATTTTATTTATGTTGATGTTTGGGGTAGTCCTTATCTACTTTTGTTATCATTGCTCTCTTCCCTTCATGTCCGTGAGCAATACCTAGTTCATGCATCTTAGCATGTTCGTCAATCTGATCCCTCAGTTCTTTCTTTCCTGCTCCAAATGTATAGTAAATACCATACGCAACTAAAGCACCTAATAATAAACCAAAGAATAAAATTAATCCTTGATCAGGTGTAAGATTTAAATGTTGAACGAGAACATCGGGTTGCTTCTCCCATGTACCAGGAAGATTATATACAGATGGTTTTGATAGAAAAATCATTGTTAATATAGTTCATAATTTATATAGTAATTATAGCACAGGGTACTCTTCGTTGCGTACGAATTCAGTTTTCTTAGTCTTGAAATCTTCCATCAATTTCTGAACTTGTTTTCTATCAAGTCCAGCAAGGTTTTGACAGTTCTCTAGGGCACGATAGATACATTCCCTATCAGAAATGGGTGGAGAAATCTCCCACCCATCTTTATCATAATACTTTTTACCCTCAGTGACTTGTGCCTCTACATATGAATAATCTAAACCCATGCTTGTGCTGCAAGCCATGTTGCCATACCTAGAGATGTTCCCATGATGGTGAGTCTACTCATCCACCACATTATCTCATGTTTATTTTTTGTTATAGTAGTCATAATTAATGTCCCATTGGAATTCCTGATGCCATCAACCGAGTAATGTTATCAATCTCAGTTGGATTCATTTCACACGAATCAATAAAATGAGGATGCCCTTCTAGAAAAGGTACATCCTCTTTTGCTTGTTGCATTGCTGAATATGCATCTACGGCATACTCGCAAATTTCTCCTTTGTTTTTTTGTAGGTCATGGTAACCTACGGTATAATGCTTCTGATGAGTCAGGGGCATGATTTTTTCAATCCCATACTGATAAGTATTTATTATACCATGTAAGTATAATTAACTACCTTTGTTCTCCTTTGAACACAGTTTATCGTAGTGATCTGGATGACTATAGGGTTTTAAACCTTTCTTTTCATCCTCTTCTTTTTGCCTATTTAATAATTGTCTATATCGATCTAATTCTTCTCTGTACTTACGTTCAGATTCTGACATGGTTTTGCGTCCTTTACTTATTTGTAGTGGTACGCTGGCTTTGATGTTTTAGATAATTTACCTGACCTAACTTTAGTCCCTGATGTTTCACCATCTCCTTTGGGATGTTTGCCTGGTGCAGACTTACCTAAGTTAATAGATTTATCTGGTTTCTTGGATTGGGTATCATGTAATCTTGCAGGTTTGTCCTTATCTTTGGTGATGACGGATTCCTGTCCATGCTTACGTCCTAATCTTCTCATTGTTTTACCAAACCTACGCTTGCTCATGTTATCAGGTTTGCTTGTTTGGTAAGAGACCTCTCTTCCAGTCCCTTCTTTTCCATCATCAGATTTATATTTGTATTCACCTACACCCTTTTTATATCCAATACCTTTCTTTTTAAAATCTTTTTCCAGACCTTTACGTTTCTCACGGTTCTTAGATTCATCGGATCCTCTATCCGCAGATATATTACCAGTCGTTTTTGTCTTTGACTTGGTAAGCATTCTGGTAGTAGGATTACCTTCTGCAAGTTTTATAAAGTCTGAATAATACATAACTTTCAGTTGTTCCTTTTGAGCTAATTTATTTGCCGTTGCATGCATCACTTCTTTATCACGCTTCCCATAGAGTTTTCTAAAGCGATGACCACTTTTACTTTTCATTCCACGAACTATACGTTCGGCTTCTTGATTAACCAAAGGCATCTTAACCTCCGACCACTTGTACCTCTTCAACCGTAATTGCCTGACCGCCAGCTGTGATCTTTATGGCACGTTGCACGATTGCTTGATTACCAGACTGTGCGTATGTGTAATCAGCAGATGCTGAAGAAGAATCAATATCTGTACTTATTTTATTACCATCAATTGCGGTAATTTTTTTACCAACAGTTCCAGCAGATAGAAAATTACTATCAATTGCAGGATCAGTAGAAGCATCTACAACTGCGATAAAATCACCAACCGAGAAAGGATGATTGCTAGATGAATCCTGAAGGTGTTGCCCAAGGATATAATCTGCAGTAGAATCATCAATCGCTTTAACAACTCTTGCTTGACCTGGTTTACCACCTTTCAAAAGAACAGGTGAATTTGCAAACACTTGGATTGCAGGACCAGCACCAAATTGAACAGTCGTTGCAGCAGTAGCACTTATACGATAAAATCCAGTCTGAATAGTTTGATATTCCGTTCCAGATCCAGATATTGCATTTGTGCTTAATACATTAAGTACAGTCATGTCGTGTCGAGTTAGTTAGATTCCTCTTTATTTATGTTTTTTAACATCTTCTGAAGATCAGAAGTACTCCCGACAAACATAGCATTAGTGACACTAGTCGGACCTTTCTTATCTTCTTTATCTAATTCTTTCATTTTTGTTTGCAGATCTATCAACTTGTCTGTCGTATCTGCCACGTGTTTGATGAGTTGACCAGCAACTTCATAAGCTCTTGGATGATCACTTGCTCGTGCCACATCAAGTATACCATCTACTGCCTCCTGCCCTTTCATTACTAGGCTATGTAGTTGAGCACGAGAAGTCTCGTAATCCTGTTGTACGTCAGGAGTATCAGTTCTCAGTGATTTAGTTTTCTCAACATGTTGTTCCAGTTCAGAAGGTTCTTCACCAAAAGCTTTTGTTAATCCTGTAAAATCTTCATCCATAATTAGATTGTTTCATCAGCACCGCTAACTGGGTTGCGTTTCTTGAGATCAGTAAAGTCTGAGAATATTTCACCAAATCCGAAATCATCCTCAGAAGTTAATAGTGCATCATCTGCAGCATCTAACTTAAGAATTCCTGATCCATTTGCATGTCCTGCAATAGTTGTGCTGTTCCATCCTCGACTGATATGAAGCGTACTACCAACAACTCTGTTAATATGCATAACCTCAGTACCAATCTGAATGTCATCTCCTTGTGCAAGAGATGATACACTAGCAACAGATATAATTCCATCGTTAATGTCCATTGCAGCAGTAAGAGTAGTAAGTCCTACTCCATCCTGATCTGTTAATGCTTGAGGTGTAACAGTATACCTCTTCTCTCTTGGTGCTGTAGTCGTATTGACAGAGGTATAAGAATCGGTAATAACCTTTTTGATTGTCTTAGCCTCTGTAACAGGACCGTATAGATAAGTCTTAGCAATAAATTGTAATGTGTATATAATTGCTCTACGACTTGCAAAATCTCCTTCGTAATCATCCTCATAATCTATGTTCTGTAATACTACAGGAACATCTTTAGTTTCCCCTATTGATGTTTGGAGTTTAACTGAGAGATTATAATGAGGTTGAAAGTACGGAAGAATTTGTTCAATGATTTGTAATCCGTCATCTTGATTTTTCGATATAATTGCCAATTCAAATCCAATATTATAAGGCACAGGCATGAAAGCTGACTTAACTTCATCTACGTCTTTCTTGAATTTGATCTTTTGTGTGGGTGAGACTTTCCTTGTAGAATCATAACTAACAGAATTTATTTCAAACGAAAGTCTGGGTAATGTAATTTGAACCCTTTTATTGGTTGGATCTGGGTTTTGATCCAGACGTGCTAAGAATTTTTGTTTTGGACCATAAGCTAGAGGAACTTTCATTACCTCATCTGATCTTCTTATTTCAATGTTATTGAAAAGAGTACCAAAAGAAACAATAGTCTTTCTAAATATTTGGTTATAGTTGTAGGTTCCTAGCATTAGATTGTTAAGTCAGTGGATGATCCAACTGATCCGAATGGGTTTGCTTCACTGAAGTCTATGATATCATTATCAGCAGTTTCAAATTCGTAGTTCTGATCGTACGTTGTATTTTTATTGTCTATTGTATTATATGTAGCAGTAGTCCAAGATGCACTAGATGTACCACCTGTCAATGTTTCTGGTATAGTAAATGTACCAGAACGGTTAATAACAATAAGTGTTCTAGTACTAGAATCCCAAGACTTAACTTCAGCAGTTACATTAGAACTACCTCCAGTAACAGTCTCACCAACAGTGAAGTCTCCAGAACCACCAGCAGCAAGACCAACTGTAATTGCATTAGCAAAGGCAGTCTCAATAGCATCAAGTTCTGTAAGACCAGTGTCAATCTCCTCATCACTGTACTCAAAGAGTTCGCACTGACATTCCCAAACGTAATTCTTACCTAACTGATAGAAAGGACGTTCGACTTCTACAAACTTAATTTCAAATAAATGTTTAGTTATAGGGAACCAAATTAAATCCCCTTCGTTGGGTCTTCCTTCGACATTGAGGACAGTGCTGTCATCAACCTTTTCTTTAAATTTTTCACGGGAGAATACAAATGTTGTCTTATCCTCGATGCGGATCCCAAACTTCGTAAGAAGTTCGCCTTGTCCTTCCCATCCTTCAACATTATTGACATAGGCACGAATCGCTTTGGCACTTTCAAATTTGCCATCAGAATCCTCTCCGAAGACACTATCACGGTTGACAATAGTTCTCGGCACGTAGTAAATATTTTGCCCGTAAATTTCAATTGTTTCTACAATTAGATTTTCTATAAACTTCTGCTCTTGAGCAGACCCATTAACGTTCAAACGTGAAGAATTACTATAGTCAGACTGAACGTAATCCTGTGCTGGTGAATTTGAATATGCCATTTAGTAATTACCCTACTAAGTCCATAGGTGGAAGTTCATAAGTATCACGTAACTTCTCTTCCAAAGAAGTTTTATAAGTACTACCATCTTCAAGTATTTGTCTACCATTAAGTGTAACACCACCTATCATCTGAATACCATCATACTTACTTAGATTTCTACCCCACTGTTGTTGGAACAATGCTTCGGTATAATCCTTTAACCAATTATCATTATACATGTCAGTGTATGTATCTGGGTCTTGACGCATGTTACAATCAACCATAATAAAATCACCCACTGCAATATCTTTCCAATCAAAGTCCATATAAAGTTTGCCTTGCATTTCATTCCATTTAACTCTACGATTTGCTTGAGAGTTGGTTATCCAATCTAAAGTCTCAAGATATTGAGAAGTCATATAGTAATGTAAAATACGACCATGTGTCATATTATGAATATCATTCAAGAAAAGTTGATATTTAATATTGAATATATTACCACTAGACATTTTTGACAAACCAATGTTTGTATAAACATGATTGATGTTTAACATACCTGGAGGTGTGTCGATATAATTATCCGCACCATACCAAGGAGTTGAACCTTGCTGAGTAAACCCTTGTCCTGCAGTCAACATTGCCTGTGTAACTTCAACTCTCATGAACGTCTTATAACTTCCGTTATAATGATATTCCTGATAGTAATCAATTACTTCTTCAACTAGGTCATCTAGTTGTTCAGTAGCAACGTTAATGTCTATCGTAGGATATCCTAACCTACGAAGAGCATAGTTCTTCAATTCAGTTTTACTTGCGGGTCTAGTTGTGGACATTTATTTTAAGCGAATGAGGAGATCGTCAAGTTAGTAACATCATTAGCACCAACGGTTTCTCCGACTTTGAAGAATCCGTCAACGGTATTAACTGTAATTGCATTAGTACCAAGAGCAGTAATAACACCAGTTGTACCAGAGGTTCCACCTGTTACAGTTGCACCAACTTCCATCGTTGTGATGTCAGATAGAGCGAATGTAGCATTGGTGAATACTGTAGAAGTATTAATCGATGCACCATTACCATGTATTGCTGATACAGGGATCGTTGCACCGTTACCATGAATAGCAGAAACAGATGATGTTCCTCCATTTCCATGAATAGCAGAGACTGGGATAGTAGCATTACCATCACCTTCACCTGCAATTGTGATAACTTCAGATGCTGCGTATCCAGAACCATCATTATTAATTGCAACACTAGTAACGTTACCAGATGCATCAACAACAATATCTACCGTCAGACCAGTACCTGATCCACTTGCTGTTGTTGAAACACCAGTAGCACTTCCTTCAGTATATCCAGTACCAGCAGCAGAGATAGTTCCAAGAGTTTTAACTCCAGATGCGTTAGCATTAACAACTGTAATAGTGTCTGATGCAGCATATCCAGAACCATCATTATTAATTGTTAGAGTTGCAAGACCACCTGAAGATACTGTTACATCAACTGTCAATCCAGTTCCTGAACCAGATGAAGTTGTAGCAACTCCAGATGCTGTAGTATATCCAGTACCAGCAACACTAATAGATCCGAGTGTTTTAACACCAGATGCATTAGCGTTAGTAATTGTCAATACTTCAGATGCTGCATATCCAGTACCATCATCATTAATTGTGACACCTGTTACAGCACCAGATCCATCAACTGTAATGTCAACAGTTGCAGAAGATCCAGATCCAGAAGCAGAAGTAGCAATAGCAGATCCAGCAGCATAACCTGTACCAGCAGTAGCGATAGAACCGAGGGTCTTAGCACCAGTGGCATTAGCATTGGCGATTGTTAGTGTTTCACCGATTGCATAACCAGAACCATTTGCATTGATTGATATACCAGTGATGGCACCAGTGCCACTAACACCAGTAATATCAACTGTACATGCACTACCAGATCCAGACGAAGTTGTTGCGATAGTAGTTCCTGTAGCATATCCAGTACCAGCACTTAAAGTACCAACGTTAAGAGCAGAAACACCACCCAGATTTGGGTTAGTGATTGTCAAAGTATCAGATACAAGATAGTCTGTACCAGCAGTATTCAATGCTATTCCAGTTATAGCACCAGCAGCGTTAACTGTAGTATCAACTGTTAATGAAGATCCTGTTCCACCTGATGTAGCAACGTTTGAAGCACTCGAAAATCCACCAATACCATTAGCAGTAATTGATCCGAGAGTAACAACGACACCTGGTGTTGGGTCTCCAGATAAATTCATAGTCAATGTAGTTGAAGTTGCAAGGTTATTGAGCATAGACTTCAACTGAGAATAAGCATTATCTAGTTTTGCTTGTACTCTTGCTTCTGTATAATAGAGGTTAGTTCCTTCTGATAGACCACCAGTATTATGATTGGTTAGGTTTGCTGCCTGAGTAGAAGTTGCAGCATTTCCAGAGGTGTCCTGATTACCTGCTGTATTAACGCCTGGAAGGTTAATTGCAGCAGTACCATCAAATGATACTCCACCAATGTTTCTTGCTGTTGCAAGAGCAGTAGCAGTAGCAGCATTACCAGAGGTGTCCTGATTACCGCTTGAATTAACGCCTGGAAGGGTTATATCAGCAGAACCATTGAATGATACCCCACCAATATTTCTCGCTGTAGCGAGGACTGTAGCAGTAGCAGCATTACCTGTAACTTCACCAGTAATAGGACCACTAAATCCAGTAGCAGTTAAAATACCAGTGTTGGAATTGAACGTGAGGTTAGTACCAGTCTTCGCTGCAAGATTGCCAGTTGCTGCTGTTGCGAATAGAACGTTACATGAAGTGTCAGTAGATTCGTCAGCAAGAGTAATTGTAGTTGCAACATCAGCAGTACCTGTAAGATCTCCAGTTACATCTCCAACTACATTACCAGTTACTTGGGTAGTAGTTAGAATTCCTGTACTTGGATTGTAATTAAGTCCTGTATCAGTTTCAACTCCTTGAGTGCCAGTGGCACCATCAACGAATGTTAAATATACAGTTTCATTAGCAGTATTGTTAGCACTAACAGTTACATTTGTTGCTTCAGTAGAAGTATCTGCATTACCTGTTAGGGCAGCAGTAATTGTTCCTGCAGCAAAGTTTCCAGATGCATCTCTATTAACAACTGTAGATACTGTATTAGCAGTAGCAGTTGTCATGCCATCTAGTAGATCTGCGTTAAGGTTATTAACTTTAGTTGTAGATGCAATTACAAATGGAGCAGTACCTTGAGCAAGTTGAGAAATTATTTGACCATCAACTGTTGCTGTACCATCTACATTTAAATTATTATCAATATCAACTGAAGTACCAGCACCAGTTACATTAATAGATCCAACTCTTAATGGACCATCTGTACCTGCTAGAACCTCTGAAGTATTAGTTGCACTTGTTAGGAATGCAAATTCTTGTGTGGATCTATCAAATCCGAAGAACCCAATTTTAGCAGAGCCGTCATAGTAACGGAATTCAACACCACGATCCTTAGCATCATTAGACGATGGTGCTGTGTCACCACCCAAAGTAATAATAGGGTCATCGAGAGTTGTGACCGTGCTATTGACAGTAGTTGTTGATCCATTGACTATTAAGTTACCTCCAATTGTAAGGTCATTGTGGAACTCACCATCACCTGAACTGTTAGTTACTGTAAATGCAGCACGAGTATTACCAGCATCATAGACTACAAGGTTTCCACCAATGTAGGTGTTCTTATCAATCGTTGCACCACCAGCAACTTGTAGAGCAACAGAAGCATCTGCAAGAGATGTTGCTTCTTGTGTATTACTTACAACTAAATTACCTGATACATCAACAGCGTCATTAATATCTACAGTCTGTGTTACTTCTAAAGTACCGTATACTCTTGCGTCTCCACCAACTGCTAAGTTCTTTGCTAATCCAACACCACCAGAAAGTCTTACAGAACCATCAGCAGCATATGAACCAGTAAGTGTTTGCTCTGTGTTATTTGTTGCTGTTACTACACCAGAAACACCGAAGGTGTCATTAATCTGTGTAGCATCACCAACGGTAAGAGTACCAATAATGTTAGTGTTACCGTTATCAGTATCAACTGAGAATTTAGTAACAGCAGAACCATTCTGAATATATAAATTTTCATTCGCTGCATTAATTACAAGAGAGTCAATGATGTTTGTTTGACCTTGTACTGTTAATGTACCTTGTGTCTCTGTATTACCATTATCAGTATCAATAGTAAACTTATCTGCAGCAGATGCATTCTGAACCTTGAACGTCTTATTGTCAGACTTGACGATAAGATCATCTTGGATAGTTGTAGCACCATCAACATTAAGTGTAGTATCAAAATCAACTGCACCTTTAATGTTTAGATCTCCTTCACCAACTGCATTACCAGTAGAAGAAGCAACAGTAAACTTATCTGTTGTACTATTACGAACAGCAAAGTTACCATCGACATCTACAGTTCCATTAAACTCAGCATTACCATTCTGTGTTAGTGTACCTTCAGATGTGATATCTCCTGAAGCACCTAGAACACTAAACTTAACTGTATCTCCAGAGTTCTTTTTACCTACAAATAAACCTTGACTAGCACCAGTTCCACCAACGTGTAGTGTTGTGTTAATACCAGCACCACCAAAAACTCTTAAGTTAGAAGTGTTATGGTTTGAATAACTTGGAGTATATGCAGCAACAGAACCTGCTCGCATCTTGTATCTGATGGATAGATAGTTCCTTAAACCGTAGTTCTCAGTTGCGTCTTCTTGCTGGTTAAAGTCACCATTCAGGAAGATGTCACCATTAAAGAGAACGTTCTTATCAAAGTATCCACCACCATCTACTCGTAATGCACCGTAGTCGGCATTCTGAATTGTATGTGGAGCACCAGATAAGATATCAGGTTCATCTGTACTTTCAAGATAAACAAGTCCTGCAATATTTGCACCACCTGCAGAATCTAGATTACCGTTATCTGTATCAACAACAAACTTATCTACTCCAGCAGCAGTTTGAACTTTAAAGGTTTTATTGTCTGCCTTAACTATAGTCTCATCTGATACCGTTAGAGTACCAGCAATAGCAGTATTACCAGATGCTGCTGTTATATTAAACTTATTACTATTAACATCTACATTACCTGTGACGGCAAGAACACCTGCCATAGTAAGGTTACCAGTTGTAGATCCTGCTGTAAATTTTGCAGTACCACTTCCGTTCTTCATTATGAAGTCTTTAGATGCACCTTGAATAACTACTTCATCATCAAACCTAGATGTACCATGAGTTCTGAAGTTAGTATCAACATCTAAAGTACCACCAATATTAACATCATCTCCAATACCAACACCACCTGCTACTACTAAATCTCCAGTAGTATTTGAGGTTGAGTTAGTATTAGTTGTTAATTTTAAGTTACCAGCGATGATCCCTGCATCTGTTCCAGCGAATACCTCTGCGGTATTTGTGGCATCGTAGACGAATGAGAACGCTCCTGAATGGCCTCCAAGATCAGCGGCCGAATCGTCGTAACCAAAGAATCCAACTCTTGCTTGTGTGTCGTAATATCTGAATTCAACTCCTCTATCCTTACCGTCATCTGAACCTGGAGCAGTATCACCGCCAAGAGTGATAATAGGATCATCCAACGTAGTAACGGTTGAATTAACTGTCGTAGTCGTTCCATCAACTTGTAAATCCCCCATTATCTGAACTTTACCACTAGTCGCTCTGTCATCACCAGGATCCAAGATCATAGTAGCAGCAGAGGAAGCGATATAATCTCCTTGAAGATATATGTCTTCTATTTGAACTTTACCAGCAGCGTCTGATGCAGTGATAGTAACTGTATTTTCTGCAGTTACTACAACACCACTAGCACCAGTGCCAGCATTAGTTGCTAAAATACTTAATGTTCTAGCGGATGTTGAGTTCTGTGTAGTCTGGAATGTTAGATTACCATCTCCAGTCTTGTCTAAAGTTTGTGCAACAGCACCATCCAAAGTAATATCTGGATCACTAAAGTATGATCTTACATTGACATCGATCTCACCAGCACTACTATCGCCAGTGTTATTAGCACCAAACAGAAGATTACCTGAAGTGTCATTGACCTTTATATAATTTAAATAATTAAAACCTCTATAACCAGATGTTGCTGTGAGTTCCTGATCTAATTCAAAATTCTCTACAGTATTTCCATCAGCAAAACCGATACGTCTATTTTGTAGTTGAGTATTATCAACCCCATTAGCAGAAATAGTGACATGACCTGCTGCAGATACGTCAAAATCTTCCTGTGCGAATGACGCTAATCCTTTTTGTTTAGTTGTAACTGCACCAAGATATCTCCAAGATCCAGCATCAGTAGCATCTGAATGAGTTGGAGCACCAGCACCAGCAGCAATACCTGCTATTGCTTGATAAAGTTTTGATGCATTAGTAATTTTATCATCACGAACATATGTAGTACCTGCAGCATATGCAAGTGCATCTGTTCCCTCTACAGCAGTTGCAATAGGAAGTGCTACTGATGCTGTTAGTCTACCGTAATCATCAACTGTATATGCTGTAGTATTAACAGTTTGTGATCCAGCAATAGATGTTAGAGATGCTGTGTTATAAGCAGCACCAGTAACAGCAGTTGTTATAAGATCAATTGTTGGGTTTCCAGAAAGACCACTACCATCTGTAATAGCAATTCTTGTGGCAGTACCAGCAATTGCTCTGGTTGCCATAGTACCAGTACTAGTTCTAGATATTAAACCAGTACTAGTAAGACCTGCAACAGCAACAAGGTCTAAATCATATGGTTGTGCAGATGAACCTTCTACGGTTCCATTAAGATTGTAATCAGCAAGAGTTGTTGGGTTTGTAGCATTAGTAATTCTACCCTTTGCATCTACAGTAAGTTTTGTATATGTACCTGTAGGTGTTGCAGTACCATCATAATGAGGTAGTGTTGATACTAAACCTAATGCTGAGTTTAATGTTAGGTTTGCAGAACCATCGAATACACCAGATGATTGTACATCCCCAGAGAGTTGAATTTGTCTAGTTGAAGCAAGACGTGTAGCAGTTGAAGCGTTACCAATTAGAGTTGACGTTATAGTACCAGCAGAAAAATTGCCGTCTGCGTCTCTCTGTACTAACGTATTTGCTGTATTAGATGTTGATTCAACTGGTCTCTCGTATCTCAAAGAGTTCCATGCTGAAACACCATCGCCAAGTTTAAATCGGCCTGTGTCTAATTCTATCCCTAATTCACCTTGTGCCAATGTAGGGTTTGAGTTTGCCCATTCCTGAGCACCACCTCGTCTTAACTGTATTCTATTTGCCATTTTATTGGAACAACTCTATAAAACATGCTTCTCAGTTATTTATGTCATTAAAAAGGGGGAACTTAATCCCCCTTTAATTATTCTTCAGTTGTAACGTTATCCACCGTTTCTTCTTGTGGATTATAATAAGTTAATGCTTCTATAGCACCTTGTAATTTAAGTGCTATAATTTCATTTTCTTTAAGTTTGTCTGAAATCTGCTTATTCTCATTAAGGATATTTTTTAATCTATCTTGAAAATTCTTGAGCATCTCATCCTGAGATACCTTTTCTACAGGAGTTCCAGTTTCAGAAACTGGTGTAGTAGGTACATTAGGTGTAGCAGGGGCATCTATTGATGCAGTAGTCGTTGGCATAATTAAGTCCTTTCTTTGTTAGCTAACTGGGTTAAGAGGGCTTTTATCTCACCCATATCAGATTTTAGCGTAGAAACATCATTTTGTAAAGCCTGATATTCTTCTTCTTTATTCCGATCTGCCTTATACATCTTCATATATTTTTCATATGCCTTAGTATCGGCAGATTGAATAGCACCAGTGGTGGTGTCTTTCCACCACCCATCATGATTTTCAATTGGTTGTTTCATTAGATAGCAAGTGCAATCGCTCTTAGGTCACTTATTCTTGGGATAGATGCTTGGTTAGCAGACACAAACAATACCTTAATTTGATATTGTGTGAAGTCTAATCCAGAAACCTCATAATCATATTCCCTATACTCTTCCAATTCTGTTGTGTTTGGAATAGTTGCATCATTAGTTGGGAAGAACTCAAATCCATATTTCTCAATGGAGTCAGTTGATCCAGATGGCAATACTCTATATAGAGGTTTAATAAGTGTATCTGGTGGACGGTATCCCGAAAATATTAGTTTGATAGATGAAGATGGATTTGTTAGATCAGCAATCTTAGTTATATAAGCAGCTTCATGCTCATCACCAACTGGTAACTTAGCAGAATCTACATTACTTGGATTATTAATCCTATTAGATGTCAAGATAATAGACATTCTATCAGTATCAATAATTGGTGAAACGTTGCTATCAGTACTTGTTAGATTTAAATCTAATCTAAATGATTTCGCACCACCCAATTCTGTTGATTCATTAATATTTGAACATATTAATTGAGGACTTATGAACTCATTACTACGATTAATCAGAACATCATAGAACTTACCATTATTACTGAATGAATTCTGACTTAGAGTAACACCATTATTAATAGAAGTTCCACTAATTGAATTAACCCTACCTGTCATATCCGTATTAGGTAATAGAACCTTTTGAACAGAAGGTGTTACATATTCATACTGTATATTCTGAGAAGCAAGTATCGAAGATCCACCTGACTTAATTCCTTGTATAGCAATAGAAGTCGTTACTAGATCATATGAATCTAGGGTTGGTGTCTGTAATGCTGTATGTGTCTTATTAAGTTCTGTCAATGGTATACCATCTAAGTTGTAACATTCGACAATAGATTCGTCTGCTTGTGTTACAGCAGTTCCTGATACACCTCTTTCATAAACAGTAATTGTTTTACCGTCATTACTAATGGCACTGTAAGACATAATCTCATCATTGATCTTAATGTATGCAACGTTAGATGCACTTATTGCAACTCCATTAATAATCTTATGGAACGCACTAGCATCATTAACCTGTAAACTGGTATCACCTGCAGCAATTGCAGATGTTAAATATGTTGGTGTAACTTCAGATTCTATACCAGAGATAATGACGTTGTTATCTAAATCATGCATAGCATGGTTAGAATGGAATACTCTAATCTTTCTTTGAGAACTTGTATATGTTGGTGAAGTTCCTACGAAAGCATCAGCAACTGCAGAAGCAACGATAGTATCACCACTATAAGTTATAGAACCCACAGTTGCAGTTTTTGAGGATAGAGCACCAGTAATAGTTTCAGTAGATGCAGTAAAGTCAGTAGAAACATACTTAAGTGTAAGTGTATTTGTACCAGCAGTCCAAGTAACAACTTCTGCAGTAGGAGCAGTAGCTGAGTTACCAGTGATTGTTTCTCCAACCGTGAAGTCACCTGATGCACCAGTTACTACCATAGTAGCAAGTGCTTTGGATGAAACAACTCTATTGGAAATAACACCACCAGTATTAGAACCAGCAGCCCAAGTACCTGAAATATCATTAATAGTTAAGAGAACTGCAGATCCACTAGATCCAACTGAAGTAACTGTACCTTCAGCATTAGTAGTCTTCTGATAAAGTCTAGATCCAACTGTATATGGAAGGTTGTTAGCATTCATTACCAACTGCAATTCTGGTTGGAATGTTTGTATAGCATCTGTTTGAAGAACTACTTGTCCTCCATTACCCCTATCTAATGAAGCATTGTTTAAAACTAATTGTGAATTAACGCTAGTATTAAAGACTGCTCTGTTAACAATAAACTTCATGTCCTCATACTGATCAGCAGTCCATGTTGATGCGTTCTGTGATTTAAACAGAACACCAGCATAAGGTTGTTCAGATATAGTTCTATCTCCAGTAATATCCAATTCACCCATCCTAGAAATCCAAACTTGATAAGAGTTAGAGTCTGATAAGAGAACGAAACAATGTTCTTGAGACTGTGGTATATAAACTGGTGCTTGGAAGGTAAACTTCGTAGCAATAGAACCTGTCTCAGAGATTTGAATATTATCAGGATTTAATGTAGTATCAGAAAATGGTAAAATTGATGTAGTTGGATATCCATTTTCCATAGAACGTATCTGCATGGAAATAGGAATATTAGCATCCTTAGCATTAAAGTAAACATCAACTGAAGTTACATATGAACCACCTTCCTCGTCAATAATAAAGGACTGTGCAAGAGGGTCATACCAACCAACCTGACGTGTTTCTGTTCTGACTGTATTTCTACTTTCAGTTTGAGTTACAGTGTCAGTAACAACATCAGCATTTCTTACAGCAAGTATATTTTCTTGAATAGTTTCAAGAGTACCTGTTGCTTGATAATCTGCTTGTGCAGATGATGAAACAGTTCCCCCTGTTCTAGAATCTGTAGCACTTGTTGTAAATCTAAGAACTCTAGTACCAGTTGCCCAACGTGGGTTTGTATCTACATTTGCTGGTGGAATGAATAAACTTCCTCTATATTGTCCTCTTCTGTCAGTAATAAATCTACGATCTCTAACTACTGCTCTAGCACCAGAAGTACCTAATAATACTTCACCAACTTGCATGTTACCGTAGTAAGTACCTGTTGCTTGTGCAGCAAGTGATACAGTATCAATATTTAAGAATGCTGTAGTAGAAGAATAAGAACTTGCTAATTCAGTATCATCATATGGATTGAATTTGTAGTAGTCATCAGGAGCTGCAACTTTCAATTTGCATCCACTAGTAAGACCTGTTACTGTTTCACCAACAACAAATGGTGTTGAGTTTGTTCTAGCATCAGTTGTACTATCCTTAATAAGTTCAATAATCTTAGGTGTGAAGTAGTCATTAACTGATTGTCCATCAAAGAATGAGAAGAATGAAGTTCTAGGCTTCATACGTACAACACTAACATCAATGTTTCTGGAACGGATCCAAGGTGTAGATGTTCTAGAAACAACTGTATCTCCTTGAGAAATTCTATCAATTCTGGGTACAACTCTTGTTCTAACACCAGCTCTTGTCTGTCTAGAAGGTACGGTTATTCTTGTAGTTTCATCAACTGCAAGTCCACCACCCCAATCACTACGTCTACTTGTATTTCTTCTTCCTAATGATTCTCTCGTTCCCGATCCTGTCCATGTAGTTTCCCATGAACCCCACTGAGTTCCAGCAAATCCATTTTGATCTGTATTCAATCTTTCTGTTGTATCTCTAAAGTCACCTTCTATACTTTGAACAGCTTCAGGTAATCTATTAGTATCAACCCAGTCATCTGATGCTGGAGTTAAATCAATACGTCCGATGTATGTAAAGACGTTAAATGGGTTAACGTTTTCAGTCCTAGATGCATATGGTTGTGTTATTAATGCTTCTTCTGTATATGGAAGGGTAACAACAGGACCAGTCTTCTGATAATTTTGAGATAATGTTTCATTAATAATCAATGAAACGTTTGTTGTGAAGTGAGATGGACGTGCAACACCTTCCCTAAAGTCTAGAGATGCACCCCAATCTTCTGATTTGAGGTTTGATTTTGAATGATCTGTAAAATCATCTACAAGGAAACCATTCTTCAAACGGTTCTTACCAGAAGCATCAGTAACTTCAATGTTGAAGGTATCTGTCTCCAACATATTGAGAGATGTAAAATATTCAACCTGATCAAGACGTTTTTCTAGAGCACCAATGTCTCTCATAGTAAATCTCTTATGATCAGATTTAGCTATAGATACATCTTTATTTGGATTAAATCCATATGGTGCATGTCTTAATATTCCTAAGAGCATACCATCATTAAGGTTATCTGGTTCAGAAGGATTTTCTGAAGACTTACCTTTAATGATTTGGAATTTACCATTAGGTAGTAAATATAGTTTATCAATTCTAGCAAGATACCAATCAAAGTCACACTTAAAGTTGCTATTGAGTTTTGGTATATCAAATAATGTAGCAGCAGGAGTACCTGAAGTTGGAAATACTCTTGACTTAAAGTCAAACGTAGAACAGTTTACATATGCTGGTGAAGCAACGGTTCCTGTTCCAGTATATAAGTTCTTGACACCTGGACGGAAGTCCAAGAAGTCAGCCATAAACCTATTCTCAAATATATTGATATTCTTATAATCAGTTTCTAAGTAAGACTGACCACCAAAGTAATCTCCAGTAGCAGAATGACTATAGTAATCTATAACGATTTTTAACTTTCTAATTGGTTGAACAAATCCTTTCTTTCTAGTTAATCTAGCACAAGTATACATGAATGGTGTTTGACCATTATCTACAATATATCGATCTGTAATTACTTTAGAACCTGCTACAACAGATCCAACAGAATCATTGATAATTCCACTAATAGCAGCACCTGCAGTATTGAAACCATTAACAGTTTCACCAGATGTGAATGCACCAGATAGATAAACGATTGTTAGTTTTAAAGTACTTGAGTTAAAATCAACTACTGTTGCCCTTGCTTTGGAAGTTCTACCAGTTACAACTGTTCCTACAGCAAAGAATGTAGGTTCAACTAAAGTAACAGATGGTATTACTGGATCACTATCATCTAATGATTCATACACAGCATGAACTTTATAAGAATCTACTAGACCAAGAGATACATCTTTATCTTGTATTCTTGTTCCATATAAGTTTGAATATGTTAAACCGTAATTTATCTTATCTAAATTCTTAGTAGTCTTATTGACTTTTAAGATAAACATTTTCTGTAACGCCTTTGTCTTTCTCTGCGTTACGTTCTTAGAAATTGTTGCTGTTACCTTAACAGATGATATATTTGTTAGGTTATCTATCTGAATAGTAGTTCTTTCAGAAGATGTGAAAGAAGTATATCCTAAAGCACCAGAGTTTGCTATATCAATAGGTATTTGATCACCAGCAGGATAAGTACCGTTAGTACTACCGAGTACAGTAATAGTATAATTCTGATCTGTTATTGGTTCAAACTGCTCATTTTCAGGAAGGGTTATGGAGATAGAACTTGATGCAACAGTTTGAGCATCAAAGGTTCTTCTACAAACCATAGATTCATCAGAAATACTCTTAACATATGGTTTAGTTAGAGCACTGAATAGATCTGCATTTTCAGTTTGATTTAATTTAGATCTATATCTTACCATTACAGTATAAGTTCCTGCAGTAGGAGCAGCACCACCAGCACCAGGAGTAACATTAACAGTTTGAGCTTGATAGTTGAATATTGTAGATACGTTTGAAGATGCTAAGTTAGTAGGATCTACAAAATCAACATCAACATACTTAGTCTCAGAGAAGTAAATTCTATCACCTGGTCTTAAATCAGATGCAAAATTAGAATTTAAACCAGTAATCTTTTCAGAACCACCAGTCGCATCATAGGTAAATGTAGCACCTTGAAGGAATAGTGCATCTTCTAAACGAACATCACAAGTAAATTCTACAGCAGTAGTACCTTCATCTTTACCAACAATCTGTCTGGTATCTGAATATTTGTATGTGTGAACATTAGTAATCGTATCTAATTGTTCACCATCTAAAAGTAAATACTCACTAGCAGCAAATGTTCCTTCTACTTGATACAAGTTTATATGAGTTGCTGCAGTTACAGCATCAATTAAATAACCTCTTGCACCAGTTGTTGCACCAACAACTATTGATCCTTGAGCAATAGTCTTAGCAGAATTCAACTGAATTGTAGTTACCATTTGTACATCAAACAGATTTAATTTATACCTGTCATCAGTATTACCAAATGTCGTATCTGGATTACTTACATATTCACATGAAGCAACTCTAGCATAACCAATAAGATTACCAGCAGCAGTTCCAGCACTTGCTGTTAAAGTATCACGTAATTCTAAAGTTTGATATGCATTAGTAATTGTAGATCCAGCAACATTAGGGAAACCAAATAGGTTTTCTATAGTAGACCAGTTTCCAAGTTCAAATGCTATGTTAGTGTTCTGTGCAGAATCCGTTTCTCTTGGTTTTATTAAGTCAATGTAGGTTGGTGCTGTAGTCTTAACTCTATAACCCCTTACATACGCAATACCAGGTCCAATTTCAACAGAGTAATTAGATTCAGTAGCAGTTGCACCACCACTTGTAATATCTCCAATGGAATAAACACCATTATTAAATCCATCATTGAGGTTTTCCCTCATACTGATTTGGAAATCTTTTACAACATAGTCACCATTTTCTTCAAATGTTCTTAAGGCAAGACTTTTCTCTAATTCATCGTAAGCACTACGATCAACAATCTTCTCAACCTTATTACCATTAAGTCTTAGTAATTCTATAAAGTCCTTATCAGCATCATCTGTAAGTAATTTTTTAATTAAGTTTGTTGTTACTCTGAACCTATGAGCACCAGGAGCAGCATAATTAGATGTTCCTGCAGCGTTATCATTGAGGCTAAGGTCATCTTCTGGGGTAACAATTGACTCGAGGATTTCAAGTCCAATTCTATATTTTGGTGAAGTTCCATATTGATCAAGAAGGATATATTGATAGGGTACGTCTACAAAGAACCCTCTAATAAAGTATACACCAGATTGTACATAAGCAACAGATCCTGTTTGAATTGCTGAAGTAGGTAACAACTGTGCAAATGGTGAACCAACTTCAATCAAAGTAGTTCCAAAAGTAATTTCACTTTCAGTAATTAACTGTTCATTATTTGAAAATGTATCTTGATTTAATGCAGCACCACCAGATTCAATATACTTTACATATATTGTAATGTAGCTTTTGTCAGATTCAGCAGCAGATATACTATAAAGGACTTTGGCTTTAACACCAGAAGTCAAACCTGTAATAATTTTACCTGTAAGTTGACTACGATAATTCTCAACATCAGCACCAAGAAAACTTTCTTGAAGCATGATACAGTCAACATTTAAGTCATAACCAACCTGACCTGGTATGACCATTGCACCATCTTTAAAGGTATGAGAACCAATGTTCTCAACCTGATTTTGCATGATGCTTTGCATCGTGGATAGTTCTCTTGCCTGTATAGGAAATCCAGGTCGGAACAGCACTCGATAAAAGTTTTTACTTTTATCAAAGTCGTCGTAATACGGGGTGACGTTTAAGTTAGTATTTTGTGCCATTCGTTTAGAATTCTATTACGATTTTAATATCTTCTACTTGGTCGTTTGCACGACTGATTGATCTTCTATTATCTATGTAAACAACCTGACCGCTATTTGACTTAATCTCTGGTTTTGCGTAACCGTTATTAAATCTCATACCGAGGTCATATTCGGTGTTATTAATAGTTCTAGAAGATGAGTTTGGAACTGCAGGGAAGTTTACATCTGGTTGCCCAGCTGCACCTGAAGTTGCACCACTTATAGGGTTGGAACCATCAAACTCGTTTTGTGTACCAGTAACTTCTGGGAAAATCCCATCAACAGCATTTTGATAGTACTTTAATAGTTTAGTAGTCGAGTTCCAGGATATAACTCTCGCACGAGCAGTGACGTTTGCACCACCAACAACTCTAGTTTGAGTGATAATTTCATCTGGGACATAATTACCTTGGAATGTAGGAGAGAATATAACTGCTTTAGTAGCAGAAACTGTAAGGTCTGATATCAACTCAGTTGTACCAAACTTAAGAGGATTGGTAATTAAACCAATTCTTCTGTAGTCGTTATCAACTGGGAAATCTCCAGCACCTTCATCATATGATAGTTTGGCGTTAATCATGGTTCTGAAAGCACCAATTTCAACCACTGCATCACTTCCATGACCACCAGGAGGTGGAATGATAACATCAACCTGCCCACCAGTACCAGTACCAATACCTGTAATATTATCAACAGATATTTTAGCAAAAGTATAACCAGTACCACCACTAGTAACAGTAGCAGAAATAATCTTACCTCCGTCTATAACAACGCTAAGACGACCACCAGTACCATCACCGTTGATAGAAACGTTATCATACGTTCCATTATTATAACCTGTACCTGCAGCAGTAATAACTACTGTATCAATTTCACCTTCAACAGCATTAGTTTTCACTGCAGCGTTAGTGAAAACTGGCATATAATCGTTCGAGAAGAACTTAAGAACAGATGCAACAGGAATAGTATACATGTACTTCCATCTATAACCATCACCAGTAGTAATGATTGAAGTAGATGTACCAGTAGGTTCAACAGTCGAGGGTTTTCCGTTAGGATCGCTAGGAGACGTTCCGTTATAGATGCACTTATATACTTGATACTGAGAGTTTACAACGTAAAAGTCAGAATCATACAGTTTAGTAGCACCAGATGCAGCAGTTTTAGTTGGTGAATAATCATGACGATACATGTCATAGGTGAAACCTAATCCACCAGTAGTTTGTTCTGGGGAAACCCAGTCAATCCTACGAACAACCTGTACGGTATCAGCAGCAAGTACTCTTTTCAGAGAGATCATATCATCATATGATCCAGAGAATTCCGAAAATGAATCTACCGCTTGCGGTGGAGAGTTTTCGTTATCCCACGATTGTGGTCTTCCAATGAACAGATATACCCTATCACGATTGGCACCAGCTGCCGTATCGGATTGAGTCGCATCTGGACCTTCAAGTGCCTTAATGAATTTTTTTGCTGAAAAAATCCTAAATTGATCAGTTAATAGAGCTGCCATGTCCTAGTGACTATTGTCCTCTTGTTTATTTATGTCGTTACGCACGAACCTGTGTTTGATACTCAATTCTTTTAATTCTATAAGAAGCACCACCAGTACCTGTGCAGAGTTCTCCACCCAATACTGCCTGTGCTATAGCACCGCTTGAAGTGCTATTAAATTTACCATCTAGTATATTATTAGAACTATCCGTAAATAAAACATATGGATGATCATAATACTGACTATCTATAGTTTTCTTATATCCATAACCACCATTAGTTATATTGATTGATGCAACTTGGTCTCCTGCAATCGTCATTACTGCAGTACCAGTTGCCTGTATATCACCCATAGGACCACCCCAGTTTATCGTTTCCGCATTTCTGGTTTCACTTGTAGGTGATAATAGTCCTTGTATTTCTAAAAGCGGAATTGCACTATAGTTAGTTCCTGGATTTTGAATGATAAAATCAATTATACTGGAATTGTGAGAGAACTCATAAAGTAAACCATTAACTCCAACATTTATATTACCAGTGTTAAATGGTGTTACTGCTTTAAGAACCAATATTTGATTTGTAGTATCCCAAGAAACAACTGTTCCTTGAACTCCAGATATAGAACCAGTAACAATTTCATTAACGTTATAACTACCACCATTACCAGTGGCGTTATCAAGATATAATGTAGTAAGTGCAGTATGTTCTACACCATCACTCAATCCACCTGCAGTTGATATAGTCGCATACTTAAATGGTATATCACCATCTTTAATACTATCTCCAACTTGGAATAAAGTTGTATTCTGACCACCCAATGTTTCTTCAATACCGTAAAGTGAACTAAAGATACCACCATCTAATTGTATCTGATTTTCATAATCTGTTGATGTATTTACTAAGTCAGGAATACCATCACCTATTGATGTAGGCAAAATATCTTGGAATGCTTTATCCTGTAAAGTCGAAATAGGTACTGTTAAAGTTGTTATTACACTATTTTGTAAATCAAGAATAGTGTGTGGTTGATATGCTGAATTAGCACTATCAGCAACACCACCATCAAACTGTACAATAGCATCTTCTGTAGATGGAATACCAGCATCAATAAATGCTAATTCATCAACTTCAAATGTAACAAGTAACTCTCTAGTAGAAGAATCCCAATCATATACTTTAGCAATCTTGTTACCAGCATTTTCAACTCTTCTAATAACACGGTCACCTACCTTGAATTTGTAGTTTGAACTACCATCTTCTGCGTTCTGTCCAGCATCAAGTATAACTCTCTGGTCGTAATTAAAATTAACACCTCTAGTTATACCAGAGAATTTACCAGCTGCTTTACTTGTATATGATATAGTTTCCTTATTAATAATAAGTTTTCCAGAACCAGGATATGCATCAGTAGAATCAACAAATACTGTTGTATCCGATGCAGTCATATCCTTAACAAGACCAGTAAGATAATTTGCACCTGAGTTATATGCCTGTCTTGCTCTAGTCTTACGTTTAAGATTAACGAGTTTTGTGAATATAACAGATGGTTGAGAAGTATATCCTTTACCTTGATCAGTAACTGTTATAGAACTAATAGAACCTTGAGAAATAGTTGCAATTGCTTTTGCACCTAAACCTCCACCACCATTGATTAAAATGTAAGGAGGTTCTTGATAATATTCACCACTATCTACAACAGATATTGAAGTAACCTTACCTAAAGTATCAATCGCAGCAGCACCTTCTGCACCAGATCCACCACCACCTTCAAAGATTAATGTTGGGGGAGATGCATATTGCCTACCACCACTAAGTAGTGAAAGACCCGTAATTGTTTGAACTGTTGGACTTCCTGTAGCACCTGTTCCTGTACCACCTAAAATTCTTGCAGTTGCAGAACCAAAATAGTTATCACCCTTTTGGGTCATCTTAACGTAAGCAATCGTACCTGGATTATCGGTACTTAAAACAACCTCACCTTCTGCACCAGCAGGGAATACATTGTTTGCTTCAGGAGGTGTATCGCCTTCAAATAAAGGAACTCCGTAAAATCTTGGACCAATAACATAAGGAAAAACAGGAGTACCTGCACCATCCTCTGTCATAAAGTAAGCATACGTTCCATTTGGATACTCAGGAGTTACTCCAAACTTACCATTATGCTCATCTAAAGTTCCAACAGGTTGCACATATTTCCAATTACTAGTAGTGCCACTTGTATGTACAGGTTGTGATCCACCACTACTAATAGCAGCAGTTGCTTCATAAATTATTCCAGATGAGTTTCTTACAGTAGCATATTGAGCATAAGCAGTACCACTATCCCAAGTAGATGAATTATCCCAAATATTATCCTGAACTACATCACCAAGAATATAACCTTCCTGAACAGTTCTTACACCAACAGATGCCGTTGTTTCAGCAAATGTATATAATGCAGTGATAGAATTTGAAGGTACTGTAAACCTTAATTCTCTTGCAGTAGCTGTATCAAATCCAGCTAAGTATTCAGTATATGTTTTTTCTACACTTTCTAAGTAATACTTAACTCCTGTAGTGTAAACGTACGATGCAGTACCTGCTACACCAGCATGCCAACCATCTTCAGTAGATGATATTAGTAGTGCTTCATTATCATTACTAGCATCATTTTGCTGGAAGACATATGTTTTCCCTCTCTTCAAATCTAAGAATGGTGGAGTAGTACCACCAAATAAGAACTTACCACTAGAAACAGTTACAACAAATGTTTCTGTAGATGCTGTAATTACCTCTGGTCTACCACCATCAAGTTCCCCAGTTGTTTTAAATCTAAATCCAGATACTTCTTTAGCAACAGTACCAGTAGAGGTATATCCATAAGGTCCGTAAATAGGATATCCATCAAATGACATACCAACAATCTTGGAATGTCCATCAGCATGTCTTGAATAATCAGGACCAGTTGCAAAAAAGTCAGTTACGTAATAATCATTAGCTAATGGGTCGTCATCGATCTCTGCCTCAAACGTAATATATCCCTCATCTCCAGCATATCCAGACATATATCTGTGATGCTTACAAAAATAATAAATGCGATTAGTATTTTCATCAGCATTCATTATCAATAATGGTTGGAACTCATTCTCATAATCCGCAGCAGGATAATCTAAAGAAGTGCTGTTGTAATAAAGAGTACCACCATTTAATGTACCATCAGCAGTTATGCTAAACTGCATAGGGTGTCCTTGAGTATGAGTACCAGTTATACCATTACTGCTATCTGATTGGTTCCAAATAATTAAATAATTTCTTTGAACCTTAATATTTTGTGGTGCAAAGTAATATGTTCCTGAAATAAATGGACCAAATTCATCAGAATCTGTACCAAAATCGATATAAAAAATACCGTTGGGTAATAATGTAGGGACTGTATTAATTTTAAATCCAAATCCTGTTGATCCTAAAACTAAATCTTGATCATTAAAAGTTCCACTTGTTTGTCTAAGATATATTCTAGTAATATTATTACTACCATCTCTAACAATTTTTGCAACTTCACCTCTACCATTTCCACTAATTACATCAACAGTTCTTCCTACTTCAATAGTTCCTATAGATTCATCAATATTAGTAACTGTTAACATGATATTATCAAATTCTACTTTGACATACCATGTAAATTGGATTAAGTTACCAAATTCAAAAGTACCATTTTTAAGTGCAAATTCATTAAGAACTCTACTTGATTGATAATAACTAATATTATTCTCAACTACAGCATCATATGTTGTATTATTCTTTACGTAACTGTTCTTTACACTATCAAGAGCAAATCCTGGAAATGGATTACCATCTGGACCCCATTCTGGAGTATGTAATAAACCACCATTCGCTAAAATACCTGTAACCTTATCTGGTTGTGCTTCTCTAGTACCAGGATTAGGAACGTCTTTACCACCTCTATAAATGAAAGTCTGATCAAATGCCCTATCAACTAAAGGACCACCACCAGGAACCCTCTCAGCCTGTGTAGGAGTGGGTTTGGGATGGTTATCAGATTGTATCCTTAATCTATCAGTCTTTTGTGGTGGTGTAGCAGTATTTAAAGCAAATAAACCAGTAGTAGGGGAATTTGGATGTGATTGCCAAACCTTATTAATATCAAATGAATCTACTACATTGGGAGTTTCTGCTTGAGGATAAATTCCCAATCTTAAAGGATCGTATCCCTTACCTCTATTAAGAACACGTACATGGATTATTCTACCAGAATCCTGATCTATAATAGGATATAATAATGCTTCTTGAGTCGGAGTACCACAACCCGTCACCGTCAACCTTGGAGGGTCTGCTGATGTATATCCAGTACCTCCGTTGACTACTTTGACTGCACGAACACCAAATACTTCATCAAAAATTGGTTCGATTACAGCACCACTTCCAGAAACAGTTCTTGCCATTTATTAACTCACAACGTTAATTTGTCCTTGCATCGCAGCATGGATTGTACATTGATAGTAAAGTGTGCTTGGAGCATTCATAGGTACAGTCCAATAAAGAACCGCAGTTCCACTACCAGATTGACCATCTGTATATGGAGTACCACTCAATCCTTGAGTACTTTGTATTCTAAAAGGATGTGCAGTAGATTGTATAGTATTGTCAAATGCATAAGTAAATCCTCTTTGAACATACAAAGTAGGATCACTTTGAGGAGATGCAAAACCAGGTCCATTGATAGTATAATCAGATGAACCACTTGCATTTACTTCCCACCATATAATTGGACTTCTAGTTACAATCCAACCAGTTCCATTATAGAATAATGAATCACCTTGTACTACACTAGAAGTATCAGTATCTGTTAAAGCAGCAAGTGTAGTTGTTAAAGTTCCAGAGAAGTTGATTGTACAAGTATCTCCAGAAATTGCAGTAGTTATATTTGTGCCACCTGCAATAGTTAATGTGTCTGTCTGACTATTTGCTGTTGTTGTACCAGTATCACCTACAATAGATGACCAAAGGTTAATAGAAGAAATACCAGCAGAATCATCTCCAGGTTTCCACTTACTAGCAGTAGAATCCCATTTCAAAACTTGGTTATTAGTAGGAGCAGCCGTTGTAGTATCAACGTCTGATAAAAGATCAACACTAGAATATTCTGTTGCAACCTTTGCCCTAACATCACCAGCACCGCCAGCAGTAATATTAATGTTTACATATGGATTGTCATCACCATCTACAGTAAAGAAATATCCCGTGTATGTCGCTGCAGCAGGAGCTGCACCAACACTAGCATACTCATTCTTATACTTTACCTTTGTTGGTAAATCTATTGTTCCATCACTACCTTCAAATGTGTTAGTAACACCACCATTAGATATTGTTACATCTCCAGTCCCATTAGGAGCAATTACTATATTGCCATTGGTACTAGAAATAATGGAATTTCCATTAACATCTAAAGCTGATGTTAAATTGGAATAATCCGACGGGAGAAAACTAGAACCATTATAACGCAACACCTGACCAACAGCAGGGTTAGTAACGCTGAGGGTTAATGTTGTACCGTTACCAATAGCACTGTAAATCTCATTAAAGTTATCATTTATCTTGTCACCACCAACTCTCAGAGTATCCCCTGTATTGTCGTTTGCTGCAGTACCAAGACCTAGAGATTGTTTAGCCATTACTCGCTACTTTTTTAGTTATTTATTAGTGTTTGATTATCCTATTTCAGGATCGACGAATTCTTCTCCATAAGCACTTAAGTCAGGAGCAGTCCAATCGTCAGGGACTGAGGTTTCAACTGCGATACCTGGAGTTTCATATCCAGATCCAGGATTACTTATTTCAACACCACCGACACCAACTAGTGCCTTGATAGAACCCTCAAAACCAGAGATCGAGTCAATTCTTACTGTTGGTCTAGAAGTATATCCAGATCCACCAGCAGTAACTTGGACTGTATCTATGAACCCTTGGGTTATTGCTGCTGATCCTTGAGCATCCTTACCAAAGACTGATCCAAGATAGTCGAAGGTGATTAAGGAGTTTGATGATTCAATAACAGCAACTTCTCTGGAGTCTGTCTCACCTTGGATGTCAATAAAGTCACCTGGTTCGACTGGAGGTACAACCTCAGCAGCATCAACGTCTGCCTCAGAACCAACGTAGGAGAAGGCAACGAATGTCGATCCCACACGAGGAATTTCAGAGAAGATAATTCTAGAACCAACAATTTCAAAACCAATTCCAGGTTCCTGAAGAACACCGTTAAGCGAAACAAGAATATTGTTTTCTGGACGTATGGTAGAAGATTGAACACCTTCTGTTAGTGTTAGTGAGTAGAATACATCATTACGTTTAAGGTTGAATGACTGACGTAAGGAGTCGAACTCGAAGGATATATCATCCAACTGTCTCAACTTACCTACGTAGAACCCTGTAAATGATGCTCCTAGATCTGGTGCTTCTGTAAACTGTATAGTGTCTGAGAACGCTGTATATGCGTTTGCAGCACCTGGAGGTTGCAGAATACCATTAACGAATACCAATAGGTGTCCAGCAGGATCTGGAAGGTATGAAGTACCATTCTGTTGTGTTAACTTGAATGATGTTGTAGTACCATCAAATCCTTTAAATGCTCTCTTCACACGTGCCTTGAGATCAACCTTAGTCAATATGATTGACTCGTAACTTTCAGGTCCAACAATTGCATCCTTAAGATCAAATGTTCCAACTATGTCTGAAAGATATAATCTCTTATTAACACCACTAACTCTAATATCTTGTACTTGTGCTGCAGCAGCACCAGGTGTCACAACCCTTGTACTTACAGTTGCGTAACCAATTGGATTTGATTCAAGTCCATAATCACCAATGAAGTCACCTAGAGCAAATGATCCAGCGTATTCAGTCACGTATATGTAATTATTATCAAGATCCAATTCAGTTATATAACCAAATGTGTTTGTATCTTGAATACCAGCATTTACCTTATAAATCTTATTTCCAACAGTAAAGTTATTCAATCCACTAACAATAGCAATTTGTAATCTAGTGTATCCAGTAGAAGCAATTCTACTACCAATACCAATATCAAGACCAGCAAATTTAGAAACTTCGATATACTGTCTAGAATTTTCAGGATAAACAACACACGTGGTTTCAAATGTTCCATTTAATGTTTCAGTATCAACTGTCAATGTACCACCAGTATTTGTAAGTACAGCAGCATCAGTCTTAATAAATCCTGTAGGAGTTGCAGTAGCACCACTTGTATATCCTTTGAATGGGATATCATTAACGAATGAACCCTTAAGATCAATAATTTGAATTCTACTTTCTATTGCACTAATTTGAGCAGTTGTTGAGTTTGTAGCACCAACAAGTGTGTCTGTAATTGCCCAAGGACCAGCAGTTACACGTACATCTAAGTACTTGTAGTTTTCATCCTGATGGAATCCGTAAACAACACCAGTAATAGATGGAGCACCTTGTTTAGTGACTACCTCATTCATACTGAACGGACCATCGGTAATATCACCATCAATTCTAAATCTTTGGTATGCTTGTACTACCCTACCCTCGTTCATGGTAATATCTTCTAGTTCTGCATAAGCATCACTAGTTAAACCATATAAGAAGTCTGCAGATTGGAGTCCACCACCAACACCAGCAGGAATGGAACGTGTACCATAGGTTAATGTTGGGATACTAAGTCCATTGACTTGTGCTATTCCTGTGTAATAAGTATCTTGCTTTAATTGCTCACGTAAAAGATTTAAATTAGATCTTACAATACCACTAACAGATCTCTTATCATACTCGGCAGCTGCTGGTATACTAAAGAACTTAAGGAACGTAGAACTTGGACCAGGTGAGGTTAAAGTATCATCTAGTGCCTGAAGAGTATATTCTTCAAGACGATCTAGTGCGTAGTTCTTAATATTAAATTCTGCATCAGCAAAGAATACCTTACCATCTACAGATGTATAAGGATCTAATGCACCTTTATTGAGTTTTGCACCCCAAACATAAGCACCATTACTATTATTACCTGCATATATTTGAGCATTGTTAGTGTCGTTAATGATAATTTCTGCTTGTAAAGCTGAGAAACCAAACGAGAATGTAGCGGTGATATATGCTCTATACCAACCATCACCGTAAGGAACAACTCCATATGCGTCTCCTGTAACACCACCTTGAGGTGTGAATAGAGATCCAATAACTCCATTAGTCAAGTTAAGATCAAAGAATACTCTTTGAACACCAGACTGACCTTCATCTAAATCTAGTTGTATACGACATCTATTAAGTTCACCCGCCTTAATGAATACTGACCATGTATATGTTTGAGTTGACTGGTTAGTAAGAGAACCTTCGTCAAACTTATTATTAGTATCGTCAAACTTAATAACACCATCATCCCATGTATCAGAAGAACTTAAAGTATAATTTCTAATGATTGAGTGTAGATCATTATCTGCGGTAGATACAATCTTTTCGGCAGTAGGAGTTGCATCTGGTGATGTGATAGCATCTTCAGTAATAAACATCTTATTACCAGACCAATCAAGAGTGAATGCTTCTGGATTTGCAAATAAGTTAACTCCAGAAATTTGACCACTAATATTAGAAGTAATCAATCTAGCAGTTGCAAGTGTTTTAACATTTGCTGGATTGTTATAGTAATGATAATCATCACTAACTCCACCAACGCTAATATCAGCAACAGCACCAGAAACTGATCCTTCAATGAGATCTACACCTTTCCACATACTGCCAGTGAAGGTTCCTACAATTAATAAGTTTGTATCAGCAACAAACTCAAGGACTATAGCAGTTCCATTATTATTAGAGCGAACCGTTTCACCCTTAACAAATACACCTATAACATTTTCAATTGTAATTGAACGACCTAACTGATTATCTAATGTGTTGGTTACGATAGTGTCATGAACTAAATCGTCAACAACTTCATCTAAGAATGTATCATAAGTCCATGTTCCAGAACCAAACTGAGAATTTACAAGGTTTGTAATTTCTTGCTTATAATAGTTTCTATTATAAAGAATATTCTTCGCAGCACCTCTACCAGTTTTTCTGCTAGGAGCAAGAATATTAAGAGCAAAATCTACAAGTTCGTTAAATCTTGTTGTAACATGAAGGATATTTGGTGGATTAAATGAATCTTGGAATGCAGATTGAGATGTGAACTGTGCAGCATATTGATCACCAACTGTTGTATGTCCAACGTTGAATAATCTATTTCTAATAGCATAATCACCAAGTTCTTTCAACTGCTCTATAGCATATAGAGTTGGTAGTAATTCTTTCTCAACATAACTGATTGATAATGTAGAAGTTAAATATTTTTCAATAGCAGCAACTGTACTATTATTTCCACCTGTTTGTAAATCAGATATCATACTAACAATGATTAGTTTGAGATCTCTTCGGCAAGTTGCTTCACCAGTAGCACCAGGATAAGTGAATGCTGAATAGTTTATACCATTTAAAGTATATGTAAATTCTGCAGTAACTCTATTTGTTATCTCTTCAGCAATGTAATCTCTGTTGAAGTAAAGTCTATCAGCAGCAACACCGAATGCTTCTTCTGTAGGAGCAATAATATCATTAATTGTATTAACTAAAGTATCAATTGCATCTTGAACATTAGCACAATCACCAGGAACTATGACAGAATTAGTTGTGGCAGATACAAATGTATGTGTATTAGCATTACTGATAGGACCTTGACCACCATTTACATTAACAGTAATTGTTGTTGCTGTTTTTGAAGTAATTGCAAGATTGGTATTGTATGCATAGTCTGCACCAGTTGCTGTATTTGCACCTATTGATCTAGGATATGTTTTATTAACAGCACCAGATCCTGTGTTACATGAGAATGTAAGTCCGTTCTCAGCAAGTTGGATCATTCTACCAACTGCAAGAGTATGAGATCCAATTGTTAGAACTAAATCACCAGTTGTATAATCATAAGTTGCTCCAGTAGGAGTAAATGTTCCTGTAGTAGGATCTTGAGTGATATCCCAGTCACCAACAATAATCTTATCTGTATTTGTACCACTTAAGTTACCAATGATTGCCTGTTTCATATAGAAACCTAGACGTTCATGAGCATATGCAGATTGGAATACTTGTAATCTAATATGTACGAGAACATCATTTGTTCCGAGATACTGTTTAGCAACATTAACAGAGTTGAGGTTACCACCATCTTCAATATCTTTGATTATTTCTTCAGCAATAAGTATCAAGTCTGTCTTACACCTGAGAGTACCATCAGTAGATGTACCATTAGCATTTCTAGGCATATCCAAAGCAAGATCTGGATATCTACTGAGCATATCAGCAGATGCCTTATCAATAATAGGACCGAGGTTAACACGTATTAAGTTTGCAGCATCACGGAACCTATACTGTGTATCAAGATCAATCTGATTAGCGTAGATCTGATCATCTGTACTATTATGATAAGAAACTGGGAATGGAACTTCATAGTATGTTCCTACTTTACCACCAAGGAATTCATAGTCTGGTTTAGACCTAGTTACAGCACCTAGATGATCTACAGGAGTTGCTAAATTAGCAGCATTGAGTGTATCAGTTAAGATATTAATTAAGTTCTCAATGTTTGTTTGAACATCAGTGCAATCAGCAGTATTATGGTTAAGAAGTTTAATGGAATTAGTAATACTAGAAACAAATGTATGTGTTGTTGATATCTTCTTAATAGAACCAGGATCTGCACTTACGAAAGTATGTGTTGATTGTGGTGTATAAGAAACAGCATTTGAAGCAGCAGTTACAAATGTATGAGTATAAGCACCACCAGTACTCAATACTGCTCTAGTAATACCATTTGCAGTAGCAGATACGAATGTATGTGCAGTTAAGTTTGTTGATGGAACTTGATCTAGAACCTGAACATCAAATGTATTAGTTTGTACATTAGAAATTGTTAACCATCTATTAGATACAGGATCAGTTGGGCGTGGATATGAATGATTAGTAGCATTACTATCTTGAGCACATGTGAATGTTAATGAATTATCAGCAATCTTGATATGCTCACCATTAATCATTCCATGACCATTAGATGTAATAGTCATTACACCTGTAGTTGGATTATAAGCAGCAGTACTTGCAGTGTAAGTATTATTAGTGCTTTGGAATGCATGAGTAGTGGTGTTAGAAGATGTACCAACGTTAAGTGTAACTGTATTAGAAGTTACAGAAACAATTTCTACAGCATCATTATATGCTGGATCATCAGCAGTTGCACCACTTTGACCATTTGCACGAGGATAAGAGTGATCAGAAGCTTGACCATCAGCATCACAACGGAATACGAGTGAATTATTAGCAATCTTGAGAGATGTGCCAGATGTAAGACTATGCTCACCAATGGTTAGAACTAAAACACCAGTGGAAGGAGTGAATACAGCGTTAGAAACATCATATCCCTTAATTGGAGATGCACCAACATTAACCGTAATTACACCACTTTGTTTGCGAAGACCTTTAGTTGTAGCAGATTTGAATACATGAGTGGATGTATCTGAAGATACACCGACATTAATATCAAAAGTATCAGTTGCTGCACCAGCAACAGCGAACCATCCACCACTTGCACGATCAAATCCAGTTCTAGGATATGCATGATCTGTGGTATTGCCATCTAGTTCACATCTAAATGTTATTGAATTATCTACAATCTGAACATAATCACCATTAGAGAAACCATGACTAGGAATGGTTATCGTTAACTTACCAATACCAGGACTGTAAGTGGCATTAGTAATTGTATGATGTGTATGTCCTATATGTGTAACAGGGATAGACTTAAGATTACCATATGGGTCTGTTGATCTTGGATATTGCTTATTAGAAGATCCTCCATTCATTGTGCAGTTGAATGTCAAACCAGCATTAGCAATAGTAACACTTGAACCCTTCTTCATACCATGTTGACCAATAGTCAAAGTCATGTTACCTGTCTCAGCATCATAAGTTGCTGCAGAAGGTGTGAATTGAGCGTTAGTACCAGCAGAACCAACATTAACAGTAACTGTTCCTGTTTGACTCTTAAGTGCTCCACTAACTGCAGAAACAAATTGATGCTGAGATGTATCAGAAGAAACACCAACATTTACTCTGAATTGAGTTGTGGTTACATTTCTTACTTCGATCCACTTATCAGCAACTGGATCTGTTGATCTTGGATAATCATGGTTAGTAGCATTACTATCCTTAGCACATGTAAATCTTATTGCATTAACATCAAACTTAACCATGTCACCTTCAGATAATCCATGATTAGCAACTGTCAATAACAATTCGCCTATTACAGGATTATAATCAGCAGCAGTTATTGTATGTGAAGTTGTACCAACAGCAGTGATAGCAACAGGTCTTCCAGAAGCACGAGTATCATGTAATGAACGAGGATATGCTTTAGGAGACTGATTATTATCCATCGTGCAAGAGAATTTCAATGATTCATCTTCAATTAAAACACTGTCACTTGTAGTCAAAGTGTGCTTACCAAGTGTAAGAACCATATTACCGTTTGAAGGATCGTATGTTGCTGCAGTTGGTGTATAAGGTGTATTTTCTTCATTTGCAAGAGACTTACCTACGTTTACAGTAAATGTATTAGTATCATATTTTGTAATTGCTAACGCAGAATTATAAGCAGGATCAGTCTTACGAGGATAAATGTGCTTAGTTGCATTATCATCAATATTGCACTTAAGTGTTAGACCTTCTGGTTTAATTGTAATTGCTTGTCCTTGCTTCTTAATACCATTTGCAATTGCAGACTTAAATGTATGAGTATAAGCACCACCTGTCTTAAGAGCAGATCTTACTACACCACCACTAGTAGCAGATACAAATGTATGTGTATCAGTGTTTGTAGAAGGTGCTGTTTCTAGAACTTGAACATCGAATGTATTAGTAGCTACGTTAGATATTTCTAACCATTTACCACTAGAGAAATCAGTTGCTCTTGGATATGCTTTTTGTGCAGCAGTACCAGATGCTCCATTGAAACCACAACTGAATGTTAATGATTCGTTGGCAATTTGAATGAAATCACCATTTTCAAATCCATGACCATTAATGGTCAATTCCATAACACCTGAAGTTGGGTTATAAGATGCATCAGTTACAGAATATGCTGCTTGAGGAACGAATGTATGTGTATAAACACCACCAACAATTAATGCTCCTTTCTTCGCTTCTACGAAAGCATGAGTTGTTGTGTTGGATGAAATACCAACGTTAATTGTAACTGTTCCATCCTGAACCTTAATTCCATTAGAAGTTGCAGATTGATATGAATGAGCAGTATTACCAAATACAGTTTTTCCTACAAATATATCAAATGAATTGGTTTGACTATTAGTAATTGGAACCCATTGATTAGCAATTGGATCAGTAGTACGTGGATAAGTCTTATTAACTGCACCACCACCCATATCACAACTAAATGTGATTGAATCTGCGTCTAATTTTACTGAAGCAACTGCCCTTTCAATACCATTAGATGTTGCTGAAATGAATGTATGTGAAGATAGATCTTGAGACTTGCCAACATTAACATCAAATGTATTAGTAGTTACGTTAACGATATGTAAGAACTTATTACTTACGGGATCAGTTGAACGAGGATATGTATGAATAGTTGCATCATAATCCTTAGAACAAGTAAATGTTATTGAATCATCTTTAATTCTTATTCTGTCACCATTTGTAAATCCATGACCAGCGATGGTCAATGTTAAAACACCAGTTGAAGGTGTATAAGTTGAATTAGTTACAGTATGCTCAGAAGCACCAGTTAATCCATGACTACTAGAAGTAATGGTTAGAACACCAGTTTCGGGATTGTATGCTCCACCAGAAGCAGTCTTATTAGAAGTTCCAACAGCAGTGATAGAAACAGAAGTATCAAAAGTCTTGTCACGTTTTTGCTTAATACCAGTTGCTGTACCAGATACAAAGATATGAGGATCTAAGTTTGTAGATGGAATAACATCCAATACTTGAACATCAAATGTAGTAGATGCTACGTTAGAAACTTGTATCCACTTACCACTAACAGGGTCAGTTGATCTTGGATAAGTTTTATTGGTTTGATAACCATCAAAGTTGCAATTGAATGTAAGTGAGTCATCATCAAATTTAACCCAATCACCATTTCTCATTCCATGAGCAGATGTGGTAGTGATACTCATAATACCTGTAGTAGGATTATAAGATGTACCAGTAGTTGCCTGATGTGTATCAATTGTTGTTCTTGGATATGCATGCTCAGATACATCACTATCTTGATCACAAGTAAATGTAACAGCTTCATTCAACAATTTAATATTGTCTCCTACAACCAAATCATGAGTTCCAAGTGTAAGAACCATGTTACCATCAGCAGGAGTATAAACTGCATTACTGATATCATGAACCAACTTAGGTGACTTACCTACATCTAAAGTTACAGTATTATCAACATGGATAAGACCACCTGGATATGCAGACTTAAATGTATGTGTGGATTTATCAGGGGAGATGCCAACATTTATTTCAAATGTCTTATCTGTCTTATTAGCAATCTTAAACTGTCTACCAGCATAAGGATCTTTTCCTACTCTTGGATATGCGTGATCGGTATCATTTCCATCTAACTGACAAGTAAATGTCAATGAGTTATCAAGAAGTCTTACCTTATCACCATTTTCAAATCTATGATTGTCATATGTAATTCCATTAGGAACTGCATATTGGAAGATGTGTGCATAATCACCACCTGTGACTATTGCATTTGAATTAGCAGTTACGAATACATGAGTAGAAGTATCTGATGATGTTCCTACGTTAACTGTAATTGTTGTTGAAGTTGTACCAGTAATATAGACGGAAGTCTGATATGCAGGGTCTGGAGTTCCAGTGTTGTTAGATGCTCCACCAGCAGTACCATTTTCACCACTTGATCTTGGGTATGTCTTCTGAGTTGAGTTGCCATCACCATTATAGTTACAAGTAAATGTAAGTGAATTATCAGCAATTCTAATACCATCACCAACAGATAGTGAGTGAGTTCCAATTGCTAGTACTAGATCACCAGTTGCAGGATTGTATGTTGTACCAGCACCAGGAGTAAAGTTAACTGCTGGAGTAGTACCAACATTAACATCAAATGTGTTTGTTGTTATGTTACTTAAACTCAATCTCTTATCACTTTGAGGATCAGTAGATCTTGGATATGAATGATCAGTAGTATGGTCATCCATTGCACAAGTAAATACAATACTGTTATTAACAATCTTAATCTGATCATTAACAGTAAGTCCATGATTAGGAACAGTCAGTGTCATAACACCAGTTGTAGGTACATATGCAGCGTCAGTAACACTAAACTGCTTACCACAAGTAAGAACCATCTTACCTGATGATGGTGTATATGTTGCAAAGGTTATTGTATGACGAGAACCTTCATATAGAATAGGAATAGAATCATTATATACTGGATCAGTTGTTCTAGGATATTTCTTAGTTGTAAAATCATCATCCATATCACAAGTGAATGATAAAGATTCCTTCGCTAATTTAACATTAGTACCTGCTCTTAAACGATGTTCACCAATATCCATTGTTAAGAGACCACTTTCAGCATCATAAGTTGCTGCTGAAGGTTGGAAACCTACGTTAGGTGTTTTACCAACATCAAGTTGGAAAGTATTAGTTTGCTTATTCTGAACACTTAACCAACCTTGACTTGCATGATCAGAAGATCTTGGATAAGTATGAGTGCTTCTGTTCTCATCCATTGAACAAGTGAATGTTAATGAATCATCTTCTAATTGAACCTTATCACCATTAAGTAAACCATGACTGTTACTTGTTATCTCTAAGATACCTGTTGCAGGATTATAAGTTGCTCCTGTTGCTGTAAGTGCAGAAGGACCAACAAAACCATGAGATGATTTTGTTATCTTAAGATCTCCTGTTGCAGCACTATAAACTACATTGGTTGGAGTAATTTCTGTAAATGATGATGTAGTAGAATCGGTGATAGAAGTATCAGTCTTCTGAGTTAATCCATGATCACCTTGAACATCCCATAGAGAGTTAGTAACAATAAAGTCAAGAATTTCATCTAACTTTCCATATGCCCAAACAGTCTCTATAATTTCTTTCTCAACGTTGAGAAGTTGAACATTGTTAACATCTGCTCTATTAACATAGTAACTCGCTGCATCCCATATCTTACTATTACTACCATTCTGAATATCAAATACAATTGCCTTACAAACATCTCTAACATCATCCTCGCAATTAACATTACCACCAATAACTGTAAAGTTAGGGAATTTCTGATTGATTAGATATACAACTTCCTTAGCAATAAAATCTAAGTTTGAAGTAATCAAATCTCCAGCATTAATGTATCTCTGAGTATTACCAACAAATCCTCTATTTGCTATACCAACATTAACTGTTATTGTAGTAGCAGTTTCTGCTGAGATTGCTAATGTTGCACCATATGCAGGATCAGTTACTCTTGGATAGGTATGATTAGTAGCATTATTATCCTTAGCACAGGTAAATGTCAAAGAGTTTGGTTTAATTGTAATAGTATTAGATGTTGTATAACTGTGTGATCCAATTGTTAATACTAGGTCACCTGTATTTGGATTGTAAGTAGCATCAGTAACATCCTTTTCTACACCACCTGTTATTCTAATAGCATTGTTAGCTGTACCACCAGCCCAAGTATGCTTACCAGCAACTTTACGCACAGTATCAATAATAGAATCATTATTGAAGTATTCACCTGCTGTAAATGATTCTACACCAGACCAATCTTCAACATGTACTCCACCATCTATACCTTCAAAGTGAAGTAGTAATTTTGTATTAGCATCACCTTGGTATATTCCATTAGGAGCAGTAAATGCTGTGGTATAACGAGAAGTATTTGAAATTCTTAATTCATCAACATGACCAGTAAATCCATTAGCACCTGCATAATCAGCACCGATACGAATTGGTTTTGCGATATATGATGAGTTATCAGTAGCAGTCCCTGCCTCAGTACCGTTTATATAAATTTTTGTTGTAGTGGATACTCTGACAATAGCAATATGTACCCAAGTATCAGCAGTTAAAGTGGTACTTGTAGTTACTAAATCAGAACCATTAACATGCCAACGTGGTTGACCAGTTGCCAAATACAATCTACCAGCAACTTCAGTTGCACCTGATGATCTTGTATCAAAAATATCAACATTACCACTTAATGAAGCAGTAGCAGGTCTTATCCATAGATCTACAGTGAACACACCAGAACCAAAAGCAATTTCTGTAGTTGAAGGAGTGCTAATATAATCTGCTGCTGCAAGTTCTAATGAAGTTAAACCAAATTTTTTCTGTGTAGTATCTAATTTAGCATCTTCACTAAAGGTGAATTTGTAATAATCTTCACCATTTGATTGTGTTCTACCTATCTTACCAAGATAAACAATATCACGTGCCTGACTATAACCGATAACTTCTGCCTTTGTATCCCTAGTTCTTATGATCTGACCATTATTAAAGAAACCAGTTCCTTGCTTGTCGTAGAAAGATAGTTTTCTTACTCTTCCATCTTCTGAACTAGTAAAGTCTCCAACATTATTACCATAATTGATCCTATAGTTACGAACATATTCATCCTGAACTATACTTCCTACAGCATTATCATAAGGTATTACATAATTATTGATTAATTCATTTGCAGGGAACTTACTATCAAATGCAGTAAGATTATCAGTGAAATCTACAACATTAACTTGAGATTGAGAAATGTTATCTAGAACAACATTAGGATATGATGAAGAAGTAATTCTGTTAAATAACAATCCAAAGAAAGAAGATCCAGGAGAAATATTAACCTGTCCTATAAACTCATTGGTTGTAGGATCTTGATACGCACTAGTAGATGCAACACTAGCAACAACTCCAGAATTAGAACCAATAATAATATCATTCAACTGAATATCAAATAATCCAGGAGTTGACTTATATGTACCAGCAGTCTTACTTAATGTTAATGCATTAGTAACAGCAATAACAGTGCTATAAACTGGTGTATTTTCTTGTTGTGCTACTGCCTGAGTTCCAACCTGTCCTCTTGATACCCCAAGAGTTGTGGAGTCTGCATTATCAGTAATACTATTGACTAGGAATATCTCAGATCCAAATTGATAATTCTGAGTTGCTACAAAGGTTCCAGCAGTGACTGGTGATAATGAAGCACCTCCATAAGGAATTACCTCAATACTTGTAGTTGAAGGTCCAACTGCATAACGCAATTGTGCTGCTGGAGTTTCTTGACCTGTTGCTAAGTTAATTTGTTCAACTTTTGCAATATCTCCAGTTAAGTTAGTTACATTCTCACCAAATGTAAATAGACCAATATTTGATACAGCAGTATTTGATGCTAAGAGAGCAGAGAACCCTGTTGCACCAACACTAACTAATTCACCTATAACAAAGGTTCCTTCTGTAATATAACCAGAAACAGTATTACCAGTAACGTTAGTTACAATTAATCTTGCATTTGTACTACTACCAACAAGAGGATTTCCAATATTAGGGAAAATACCGCTAATATTAGTAAACTCAAAAGCAACAGTTTGAATTTGAGAAACTGTTATGTTAGCATACTTAACACTTGCAGGTGGTGAAGGTGGTTCACTGAATACAATGGAATCTGACTGAATGTTGAATGATGTCTCTGGGTTTTGTACAACACCGTTAAGAACAATCATTAACTGATTAGCATTAGCAACAACGTTGTTACCATTAACAGTTAGAGGGAATGCAATCTTTTGACCATCAAACAGGTTAGAAATATCATCAATACGTTGTACAACAGAGGTCAAAATGTTCTCTGAAGATGTCAATCTCTTCTGACGGAATAAAACCTCGGTATTATTGAACTCTGTGTATATTGGTTCAACTAAAGCAAAGTTCTGAATATTAGGAACAATTGCTTCCTGTGCAAGTTCAACAGACTTAGTTAACTGGAAGAAGGTATCCTTATTAGGAATTTGACCATATTCATTAAGATTTAACTCACCAAATACCTTAAATGATGCAGGGTGTACGTTTCTAATAAGAATTTCTTTCCAATCACTAATAGAAACTGCAGACTTAACAGCATAAGAGAAGTCCTGATAATAGTAAGAGTCTTGGATTTTTTGAATAATTTCGGATGGTTTACCAACATCATCGATAAACTGACCTGTAGTTTTGGTAATAGAACCAATCTCTAGAACACCACGAGCAACTTTAAGATCACTTATAGTACCAGAAGACTTAGAAATAACACCTGTAATCTTTTGACCATTAGCAAAGGTTCCTGTATAGTCAACAATCTTAAGAATTCTAGGTCCAATCTGCCAACCAGAGTTTGTAGAAACATATCCAGTTGCAGTAGCAACATCTAATGTATCACCCTGATAAACCAATTCACCTTCAAGGAAAGTAGAAGTAATAACATTTGCTTCAGCAGCACCACCAAATGATTCAGTTAATACACTTTGACGACCTTCACCAGCGTTAACGAAGGAAATTGCGTCTCCAAGAGCAGCGTTTGAAGCAGTAATTGCAAGTTTTAACTGATCACCTTCTAAAGAGTTAGTAGCACCAGCAATTGCATAATAGGTAGTAGTTGCGTTAAGACGACCAATAGCACCAGCAGCAAGAGGGAAATCAGCACCATCTCCAGTATCAGTAACTGCTACACTTACTGCAGCACCATTAACAATACCATGAGGATAAGCAAACTGTAATAAACCTAAGTCAAGGTTTACAACATAGTTAAAGGAAGATCTTAAACTAATAGTTGGTGTTGATGAATAACCAGCACCAGGATCTTTAACAACAATATTATCTAATCGACCATTTTTAATACTTGATTCTGCAGTAGCACCAGATCCACCACCACCTGTAATTATTACAGCAGGTGCTAATGAATATCCAGAACCTGGATTAGTTACTGTAATACTAGAAAGAATACTTGTAGAAGTTAACTGAGCATTTAATGGGAATGTAATCTCAGGACGTAAAGTATAGTCATGAGGATAATCATAACCAAAGTTATTGTTCTTAAGTTTCTTAATCTTACCAACTTTATCACCTTTAGTGAAGATAGATGCTTCAGTACCGAAAGGTGGGATAATTACATTTACTTTTGCTCCTGATCCAGTCAATCCAGATCCAAGAATTCCTGCTACTGAATCAATGTCAATAGATGCAGTGGTATATCCTTTACCTGCTGAAGTAATTACAACAGCATTAATTTGACCTGGAATTGTTATACCATCGTCATCTAGACCATCAGCAACAGTAATTTGTACAAGACCACCTTCACCGTCACCAGTAATAGGTACACCATTATAAGTTCCTACAGCATATTCAGTTCCTGGTTCTTCAATGGTTGCTCGTTCAATCTTTCTGGTTGATGAAATACCAGTAACAACAGGTAATTTAGTATAGAAACCACCTGGATTAACAATTCTAATAGCGTTTATAGAACCAACTGCTTTAACTGAACTAGTACTATAAGATGTTTGAGATATAGAAGCATTTCCTTCAGGTTCATTAGCAAGTAGGAATTTGAATGTATCTGGTCCTGAAGTAATTGTCTGTCCTGAAGTAGATGTAATATCAAAAGTTCCTTTATAAGGAGATTCTACAACATCTAAGTAACTACCAGCAACAACAGGGGAATTATCTCCTGTTCTAGATGGATCAAAGTAATATGAAATATTAGTAACAATAGTATCATCAATTTTCAATTTAACAGAAGGACTTGGTTGTCCACCACCTGTAACACCAGGAATACCTATTCTTTCAATAGAGTTGAATGAATACTCTAGTTTGTATAAGTTATCCTTAGAGAAGGATAAGTTACCACCTACAAGAGAAGAGTGACTTAGGTCAAACAAATACTGATGACCATAGTACATTTTAAGAGTTGGTGACTTAACAAAGATACTTACAGTACCTGCAGATGTTGCAGGGTCAGTAATTGCAATAGTTGGTAATTTATATGTAAATTCTAAAGGACTTACTATAGTATCTACAGCAAATGCACCATCATACTCATCATAAACAGTACCACCAACAGTCTGTGATGGGTTACCATCAACATATAATATTTCACCCTTATTCAAATAATGACTTGTTGCTGTGATAACATACACTTCATTAGTATTAGCAACAGCAGTTACTTGAAGTGTCTTATTTAAATTAGCAGTTAACGTAATCTTAGTAACTGCAGTTAGACCTGTAACTTGAGCAGTTGTATATGTTGCATTGAATGAAATATTACTAGCAGCAATATTAACTACAGATCCAACAATAAATGGTGACCCACCAGCAACTTCCTCAATTTTAACTGAATAATCAGCAACTAGGAATGGTTTGAACTTAGCAAATCCATCTAGGTTCTGACCACCACCAGCATTATAACCAGTGCCATCTAAATTATAATCATCTAAATCTATGTCAAAAGTACCAGGAGTGGTATTGTTGACCATTGAGAAAACATAATTTTGTATAATATTAGTATCATTTGGAATTGGTCCTACAATACCATAAGTACTTTGCTCATTAAACTGTTCTGTAACTAATTTTCCAGTATTTAAATCATCTGTCCAAGCATTATTATTAACAGCAAGATATACCTTATTATTAACAGTATCTGTCTTGATTATGTAACCACTATTAACAAATGTACCAGAATCATTATTCAATCTTAATTTCGCACCAACGGTGAAGTTGAATGCCTGATTTACAGTTAATTCTTGAATATTATCAATTTTAATTGTATTTGTAACCTTAAAGAAATAACGATCTTTAACTACAGCAGATACCTTAAGTTTTTGAGAACCTGGTGAAGGTACTGTTGCTGTTCTGGAACTCCATGTATCCTGAGTGTAAGTTAATGTCTCAGTATCTTGAAGAAGTGTTATAGTTGCATCATCATAATCTAATGACTGCAATCCAGCAGATGCTAAAGATATTCCAGTTGTTGTAACAGTTAATACACTTCCAGTTACAGGACTTACAGCAGTTCTAGTAAATCCAATTTGAGTATTGGTTTGAGTACTTTGAGTACCAATCCTTGCAGCATCAGCATCTTTATCAACTTTTAATCCCCAACCAACATAATCGATATAATCATATCTGTTTAGATTAGTAGTGAACCATGAAGTATCATTCCAACTATAACTTAATGCAAAAGTATCAGTTGGAGGTAAGTTCTGAATATCATTAGGAACTGTTGGTACAACTGCTCCATTTCTAAGTCTAATATTATCAATATAGAATTGTCCTTGTCTTTCTTTCTTAAAGTCTCCAGCACCAGTACCCCAACCTACTTGGTTACCAAAGTATAGTGTTTTAGCACCTAGAGCAGTATTAGAAATAATACCAGTAATTACCTGAATACCATTGACATATACTTTGAAATCATTACCTTCTTTCTTAACACCAATAACTTGCCAACTATTATTAGCAAACATGTTGGTTTGTGTAGATTCTACTGGTGTAGCACCACTTAATGCAGTTGAATTATTAGTTGCTGCAAATTGCAACTTACCAGAACTCATATCATATCCTAACCATAATCCACCAGTAGCATCTTGTGCTCCACCGATACCAAATAGAGTTTGATTAGTTTGTGATAAAGTTTGAGATTCTGAACTTACTCTATGAATAAAGAACTCTAAAGTCCAATCATTTGCTAATTTTGTACCTAAAGCAGAAGAAGAAATATCAAAGTAAGAATTTACCCAAGAACTATTAAGACCAGCAGGATTATAACCATAAATCTTAGCAAGATTACCAGCAACAGTAATTGAATTAGTTGCAGAAGTAGTATTGAGTGTATAATGTCCTGTTACATCGGTAGTTGCATTAGAAGCAAAGTCGAATATAAATTCATTTCTATTGTAATTGGTTTGACCATAAAGATGAATATCACCTGAATTATCAACATCTAATGAGTGTACAGTAAGACCTTCTACGTTATCATTAGTAAATGAATTTGTACTATGGTTCTTAAGTTTACCATCATAACCAATTTTAACTGAATCTACAGTCTTAAAAGTGTTTGTATTATTTGTTCTAGTAAATGCAATGTTTAAATCACCAAAAATGTCAATGACAGATTTCTTAGCAAGTGATATATCTCTACCTGGAGTAACATAACGATAGTTCCATAGTAAATCTCCTGTAGAATCTACTTTACCTACCCAGAAACTATCTCTAGTAGTATCATCAGATTTAAGTCTTAAAGTTGATGTGAGATAGATTTCATTAAATTCATCAATACATATGCTTGTATCAAGAGTAGAATAAAGAACATTTGTGTATTGCTTAATCCAATCAACTGTAAATGCATTTACCCCAAGTGTTATCTTAGCAATGGCAGGATTAACATCTCCTTCAGTGGAAGTTGTAGCAACTTCCATACACAAGTAGATATCTGTACCATTAACAATTAGATCTGTAATTTTCTCGGATGCATTAGTAGTTGCTAATTTTCTCTTAATAGCAAAATTACCTGTAGTGTCAATAGATGCAATCCAAGCATCGAAAGGAGCACCTGAGTTAGTATTGGTATAACCAGCAATAATGAAACGAGTATCTGAATATTTCTTAAGTGAAGTTACATAATCAGCACGAGTAGAACCTGAAATACCAGCATATCCTTTCTGGAAAGTTAATGCAGCACTTAGACCATTTTCTGCTTGTGTGTATTTTGCTAAGATTATATCAGGGTTATATGCTGATAGCATATTACCATTTGGTTTATTACCACCAACTACCCATATACTATTACCATCAACAAAAATTTTCTGGAATTCTGTATAATTTTGACCTGTATTACTTTCTAAAGTTCTTTCCCATTGCTTAACACCAGTTGCTGAAACTTTAGCAATAAAAGCAACTTGATTTCCACTAGCATCCTTAGTCATACCACAAAGGTATGATTCTTTATTATCTGCTACATGAACATCATTAATTTTAACATAACTGTTATTTGATATCTTAGAGATGTAGTAATCTGCTTTTTTAAAGATCTGTGGGTGAGTTAGGATAACTCTAGGGTTCTTAGTATAACCAGATCCTGAATTTATGATATTAATAGTATCAATAGATCCTACAGAACTAACAGTAGCTTCTAATTCTCCAGATGATCCATCACCATCAATAATAACTGATGGAGGAATGTCAGTATTATATCCTGATCCTGTTTGGTCAATAACAATTTGCTCAATACCTTTAAATTGACGAACAATAAATGTCTTATTGGTATTCGCCATTATAGGTGTATAATCTACAAATACCTGATCGCCAGCAACAATATTGTGAGGTATAGAAGTTTGTAGAACACCAAAATTGAATCCACTGATATTTTCAAATGTGTAAGCAGAAACTGTTTCACCTTTAATTCTAGAAACACGTGCAGAAACACCAGATCCATCAGTATCTGTATTATCAAATACAAGACGATCATCTACCTGATAGTTTTTACCTGGGTTTTCAACTGTAAATCCAGTAACAGATGCATCTTCAAATTTAGTAGTAGTCTCAACTTCAATATCAACTTTAGAGTCAAATTTAACTTTAGGGAAGTAATCAAAGAGTTGTAAAGGAGATTCCTCGAACATTTGTCTTGGTACTTCATCAGATTCGATAACACCATCACGGTTATCATCCTCTGCATCAAATAAGAGAATATCACCATTCTCCATAGTTAATGCATTTGATGCTGCGTTTGGAGTTCTTTCAACATCAATATCAACATTCTCATATGGGTCTCTATATCTAACAACACCAGTAGGAATGTTCTGTTGAATAGCATTAGGAGTTAAGTTCCAAGTATCAACAACAGAGTTGTAACTAGGACCAATAACATAAGGGAATAGTGGATTACCATCCTCTGTAGCATCAATAGTTACGAAATATACATATCTACCATCTGGGAAATCGGGTGTCTTACAAAAACGTCCATTATATTGATCTAAATCACCTAAACCAAAGACATACTCATAATCTTCAACAAAATTACCAGAAGCCTCATCTGTTATAAGAGGACCAGCAGTTCTAGAAGGAAATGGGTTGTTAGTTGCATCAAAGACTAAATTTGTCTTTAATCTGTATGATGTGTTTAATTTTGTAATAGTAGAGGTTTGATCAGTAGGATCAGTGTATCCATAAGGTCCATATATCGGATTACCATCAAATGCCCAACCAATAATAGGTGAGTGTGCTAATTGTGTCTCTTGCTCCTTAATAGCACCATCAGTATTTTGGAATAAGTTATCACCAAGAATATATCTTAATTTCTGAGGATTGGATAAGTGAGCATATTCACCACCATATTCGTTGTTATAACCTTCAAATACAGCACCTTTCGCAGCATCGAATGTTGATGTTGCTTGAAGGTTGTAAGTCCACTGGAACACAGATGGTGTGAAAGTAGCTTCAGATCCAATAGAAGTTAAGTTAATAAGTGTAGTTCCTTGAACATAGTTAATACCCTTATTAATAATCTCAATATTAGTTACTCTTCCAGCATTTTCTCCATCAGTGTCAATAGTTGCTCTAGCAATAGCACCAAATCCAACACCTTGAATAGTTACTTCAGGTGCAGTAGTATATCCAGATCCAGCAGAAATGATAGCAATAGATATAATTCTACCATCATTAACGATTGCTTGTGCAACAGCACCACTACCAGAACTTAGACTTACTGTTGGTACTGAGGTATAAGATGCACCACCACTTGTAATAGCAACAGTTTTAATAGGACCACGAACAGATGCCGTAGCAGTTGCACCAGATCCGCCACCTCCAACAATTGTTATTTGAGGTTGTGAAGTATATCCAGAACCACCATCGTTAATTAAAATACGTGAAACAACTCCTTTGGTAATAATAGCAGTTGCAGCAGCACCAGCACCATTACCACCGACTATAGACACCAATGGTGATGATGTGTACCCAGAACCCCCTGCAGTGACTGTGATCTCAGAGATAGAACCATCAACAGTTACACTTGCAGTAGCACCACTACCTCCACCACCATCTATTGTCATAGCTGGAGGAGAAGCAGCATCATATTCTTTACCTGCTGTAGTAATTGAAATTGCAGTTAAAGCACCAAAAGTTTTAGTTAATTTAGACTTATAAGACCATATAGAAACACCGTTTACCCATGTACCAACAGGTACATTACTTGATATTAGGTTTTTAGTTGAAATTGTCTGTGAAGTTTTAGGGAACCTATTTAATTTACGTTGGTTACCTGGAAGAAGTGCAGATCCTGGAAAAGGTCCAATTTCATAGTTTGGAATACCTGTAGAAGCAACATACACATGGGTATCATTGAAAAATGTATTCTGGACGTTAGTTGTATATGGTCCAATAACATTTAAAATAGCAGTATTATCCGACTTACCTTTATTAAGGTCAACAGATACAAGAATATTACCTTGAGGTACAACTGTAGCAGGTTGAGGTAATTGATACTGGAAAACATTCGCAGTATCTCTAGATGTTACAAAGAAGGATCCGTTGTAGATAATGGGGTTAGCACCATATACAGTTACCTGATCACCAACAAGAAGACCATGAGCATTAGCACATGTAACAGTTGCAGATTGATTATTAACACCACCATAAGTGATAGATGTCACAGTAACCAACTTTTTAACGTTATATAACCAAGTTTTTAAGTCTGCTCCTTCGCCAGTACCACCTAACTTAGAAACAGTTAGTTTATCACCTGGTAAGTAGTAAGATCCAGTATCTGTCAGTGTTGTTTGTTCTGCATCAACAATACCAACAATATTCATCACAACTTCTTGAGAAGTCCCTTTATTGACATACACTGTGAAGTTTGATGCTATTCCAGTAGCAGAATCCCAATCTTCAACAACACCATTTACAGAACGAGTACATTCTATAAACTGGTTAAGTGATTTTTCCTTATATTGTACAACTTCTGCTGTAGCACCTGTACCTATGACAAATTCACCGTTTCTTTCTGGCCAACCAATTGTAGAGTCAACAGTGATGATACCAGCAGTTGCAGTTAATGGTTCAGCAAGTCTTGTCTTATAAGGTACTGTGAACTTTCCTACAATAGTTTCTTCTGATAAAACTAACTCAAATATCTCTGTTTCTGATGTTTTAATAGAAATAAAGTTTTCTATTAAAGCACTTGCTGCTAATACATTAGTATCTGCAATATCAGCATCTTGAGTTAATAGACCATCTCTAATATTATCAGGATTACCACTAACTAAAGTTGCACGAAGAATGGTGTCAATTGACCAAGTAGCATCAGAAGGTTTGATTATTTGGTCTTTTGGATAAGAAATACTTACAGTTTCACCGTATAGTAACTTAAATAAGTAAGCAATACTATAAGAAGTACCTTTAGATGAATAGAAGTCCTTAATTGTCTTAATAGAGTTTCTAACATCAATTTTTGTATAATCTAAACTAGGAACATCAGGTAAGAACTGTTCTGTGTACTTATCAAGTAATCTTTTAACAAATACAGCATCTAGACACTTAACAGTAGTTTCTTTAGTTGCAGCAGACGCAACAGTGTTATTAGAGAATACTGCATTACCATCTTCAGTATATTCTTTAATTGCACTCGCTGCTCTAGCACATCCTTCAAATTGTGCTTTAGTATATCCAGAACCAGCCTGATTTACTGTAAATCCAGTAACTTCATTTAAACCAATAGTAGCAGAAGCTTCTGCTGAAGGTGGTGACTGAATTATGATTTGAGGAGGTGTTACAGCACTATACCCAGTACCAAAATTGGTAATGTTGATATCAATGATCTGACCATTGAAAATCGATGCTGTAGCAGTTGCTCCAGTACCACCAATATAAACTCCTAGATCATTTACTCTATCATCTACAATATAAACAGATGGGGTATCTTCATATCCACCACCACCACTTAAAATCTCAATATTGATAACACGACCATCACCATCAACCGATGTTTGAAGAATTTGAGCACCAACTGGGTCAATAATTGCTATTCTAGGTACAGTTTCATATCCTTGACCAGCATTTAGTATAGTAACACCAGTAACCTTACCATCTGTTAAAACTGCTCTTAAATTTGCTTTAATTGGGTTAGAACCAGTTGGTTCATCAACATAAATGGTTGGAACCGTTGTATATCCTTGACCAGCAGTAGTAATTGGTACAGTACCAGTTATTTGACCGCTAGAAATAGTTGGAGCACCTAATATAGCACCTCCAGGTTGTAAGAAAGTAAGTCTAGGAGTAAAAGTATACCCACTACCAGAATTGGTAACTTCAAGTCCAGAAACCTCACCATTAGTAACAGTTGCCTTAACAGATGCTACACTAGATCCAGTTTTAGTTGGAGTTTGAATAACAACAGTAGGTGGGTTAGTATCACTATAACCTTTACCACCATCTAGAAGAGCAACACTCTTAATACCATTAACTAAAGCAGTTGCAGAAGCACCACTACCAGTATCCGAGTTAATAGAAACTTTTGGTGGATATTCATACCTGTAACCAGTACCATTTGCATTAATTGCAATACTAGTGATATTACCAGTATCATCAACACGAGAATATCCTACAGCATTAGAACCAAAAGAAGGAATAGGTGCCTCAATAGCGTATACTGATAATGCTCTACCATTTAGAGGAGCAGTTTTAAATATAAACTGGTCATCATCAAGGAAGAAGTCTACTTTAGGTATTAAAAGTTTATTATCATATACAGCAATAACATATTCAGTAATTTCTGGTGCATATCTTACACCATTTCTAGTTAAAGTAAATTGTTTCTTACTATCACCAAATGTATTAGAAATATTATCCGTTCCAACAATAGTATTCTCAACAAAACCACTCAAATAAGTGATATAAGTAAAACTTTCACCATCTGATGCTAATTTTAGTCTAGGAGCAGTTGTAAATACAATATTGGTTCCACTAACAGTATAATCAGTATTTGGAATTAAAGTTTCACCATAAACACTAACAATCAAGTGTTGTGCAGAAGGAGGAGCAACTGGATTGTTCTGTGAAGTTAATGGGAATGATGTAGTTGTGCCATCAAAAGATTTAAGTGGATTTGCAAGACCAGTCCACTTTAATTTTACCTGATCATATGAAATACCTGGACTTAATGCTATATTTGGAGCAGAAGTCGTTTTCTCGTAATATATTACCTCATCGCCTATCATTACTGATCCATTCTTCTCTAAGAATGCATCAATTGTTTCTACTACTATCGTTTCATCAGTTGCTTTTACATCTTCTACTACCTTAGTCGCACCATCAAGGATACTAATATCCAACTTATCAATATCCAGATATTGAAGAAAATTGTTAAGTAAATTCTGACCTAAACCCGTTTTTTCTTGTGATCTATAGTAATATTCAACAAATTTGTTGAATAGTTTATAGTCACTCCTGATAAACTCAGGTGTTTGGGCATTAATTGCCTGAGAAACCTTATTGATATTTGTCATCTAACTTAGAAACAACTCGAAGTGGTTAGTGAACCAGTGTTGGTTATAGCATCGACCACGATAATAGTAGGTGGTTGAGCGAAGACTGTTGGTGTCAAACTATTTAGTGGTATAGTGGAAGGTGGTGGTGTGCCAATAGCGGCTACAGTAACCTCTGGACTTACGATACTAAGAATAGTGCCAGGAGTTGATGCAGGGATTGCTGATATGTTTGATGGTATGAATAGAACTGGAATTGATAAATCAGTCGCTAAAAGACCAGTATCAATAACAGATCCTGTTCCTGTTACACTATCAGTAAGATTTAAGTTAGTTGTGAGTGGAACATCGTCTCCAGCACCTACAGCAGTAATTGGTCCAATACAAATTTCACCAGTATCATAATTTACAGTACCAGCAGAATTATTAGTATAGACTTTCTTATTACCTGTGTTGTAGAACGTCCTGAGTTTACCAAAACCATCATCTTCAAACTGTTGATCAATTCCTGGTCTATCGGCAGTTCTAAAGGTTCCTGAGAGGATTACAGGTTCTTTCTTACATGATGTTCCGTCTGTATTACTTGGAGCACTATTATAAAGACTAGAACCAGTAGATACACAATAAGTATTTGTCTGGTTGGTGATTGGTTTAATGTATTTTAGAATAGTCAACTGAAGAGAAACGTCACTAATTGCCTTATTTGCTAAAGTAACTGCTTTCTGGAATTGCTGACTCTTAAATGTCGAGTTAAAGTTATTGATTTGTGTTTGAGTTGCCCAATCATTAATTGCTGATTGAATATCGGTCTTTATTTGGGAAGTATTGTTTGTAACACCAGTATCGTATAAAACAAATAGTTTTGGATAGATGTATAGATCATCTGGGTCAATAATTACAGGATCGATAGATGCCATCGCATATTTTCTAAGATCTGCAGCAATACTCTTTTTAGTTGCATCATTAAGTAAAGATCCAGTCTTAGTTTTTACTGCAACGTAAACCTTACCGTAAATTGGGGGTTGTAATGCATCTCCACCATAAGCAATAACACTATCTGCATTAGAATAGATGTTTTTAGTAATAACAGCATAATCTTGTGCTGTTACTGCTCTATACTGAGAAGAGTAATATCTTGGAGCATTATACTTGATAGATTCTATAGTTTCAGCAATTTCACCCAATTGAGATTTTTGCTTGATACCTACTGTTATATTTCCTGTAGAATATGTAATTCCCAAATTATCAGTTATATTACCAATATAATCAAAACTATTAATTTCATTTGCTTCGGTTCCTGAAGTTACCAAATATTCTAATTCGATAACCTCACCATCTTTAAGTTTTCTACCTACACTATCATCACCAAATCTCAATTCATATCTCATATCCTCACCTTCAGCAAGGAAATACACCCTTGTAGTACCAGTTAAATTAGTAACTGTATCTACCTTATTATAAAGGTCAGATGTTGTAGAAGTTTCGTTTGCCTTGACTTTAACAACTAAAGTATTAATATCAACGTCTTCTGATGGTACTATAAAATTCTGTGTTTGGAATGTATTAACAACATACTCATAATTGATAATAGATCCCTCTTTTACCTCAACATTGTCAAATAACGCAATACCTGTTGTAGTATTAACTTCTGCTGTCTTTGATGCAAGAATATTCCAAATAAAGTTACCCCCAGATGACACTGGACCTTTCGCTAAGGTAACAGTTGATGGATATGCTCCATTTGTCTGTTGTGTCTGTACAGAGAACGTTAAACACGCCTTAGAAGCAAGTATTGATCTAGGAACATAATTTAAAAGTTTGGCAATATTAACAACATTGTCCCTTACTGTAGCAGACGGCAAAAATGCCTCATTCATCGCCATATTAGCGTTAAATGCGGTATAATATGTGTTATATGCTAAAGTGTCTACCAGATAAGATAAAGCAGACCCTTCAAAATCATAATCGGAGAACTCATTTCTAGTTCTAAGATAAGATTTAATAGAAGCTTTAACATCTTCAAAATCTAATGCTGTTAAATTATTCGGTTGCATTATTCAGGTCTCTGTAGTACGAAATCGACTGTCTCAACTATTGGTATACCTACAATTTTATATTCGATACTGATATTCAATCTATCATTCCCAAAATTCGGGATAACTTCTACACTTTGTAATTGTATACGCTCATCATGTTGGTTAATGGTATTTATTATCTCATCTTGAATACTTTGAGCTGTAAACATGTCTAGAGGCTCAAAGAGCATCTCTTTTACTCTACACCCCAACCAAGGTTGAAATAATTTTTCACCAGGAGAAGTCAGAACTAAATTCCGTATGGATTGTTTTATAGCATTATTATTTTTGACCACAGAAACATCCTTAGTAAAAGGATTGCTCCCCATACTAAGGTTTATGTCTTTAAAGCTACGAGATAACTTTAAATCCTTACCTGTAACCTCTTTGAATGCCATTTAACCATAAAAACCCCTTGCAATTATTATTTATGCTGGATTTTGGGGAATTACAAATATATTGGCAGACATCGTAGTTCTTCTGTTATTTGACCTGTTAGGAACTACAGAATGAGCATAATGAGAGGGGAATATTACAACACTACCAGTCTTAATATCCTTTGGTGTTACATAAAACCCTACAGGAAGTTCAAAAAGAGCATCTAACCCAGAACCATCGTATTCGTAGAACTCATCATTATTAAATCTGAACCCACAATCGTCTTCGGGAATATCATAAAAGTAAACAACACTAATATTAGTAGAAACACCACTATGTTTATGGTATTCTTGATAATGACCAGTATTGTAATGATTTGCCCAAGCTTGTTGAGGAATTATCTGAATATCCGTTTTAGGTTTCATTTCCTCTACAAATTCATTCAATTGGGGTTTTAATACTTCTAACCATTGAATCCAAGGAAGTTCCTCATTTTCAGGTCTTTCCCAAGAACTTGAACAAGTACATTCCCAACTTTCGGGTTTACTGAAATATCGAGGATCTTCTAAGTATTTCTCAAATAAATCCTTAATTTGTTTTTGACCTTCAGGGTTCACATCTCCTCGGTAATACCACCGAGGATTAAACATTTCAACTGTCATAATTTACTCTTCTTCCTCCCAAGAAACGTCACCATCCGCAATTCTTTCTGAATTTACTTTATTTACTGGAGGTGGAGTTGAAGGTTTATTCAATTCTGGTGGAAGATACATCAACATCTCCGCAAACATCTTAGTAGCAAAATCATATGCGATTTTTACCTCATCTTCAAGATCATCACTGAGTTTTTCACGGATTTTTCCTTTTAAAGTATCCGTATCATCAAAGTCATACATTCTAGCAGAACCAGGTACTCTCGCCTTTAACATTTGTCCACCACTTAAATCACCCATGTGACGAGTGTAACAATGTGCCATAAGTGCCTTTGGATCACCAGATATCCCCTGAAGATGCTTTTTAAAGTCTAAAGTAGTCTGAAGAGTAGGTGGAGGTGTAGATCTATGCCACAGTTCCTTATAATCTTCTTTAATTTTAGGTGCTCTATACAATTCCGCTAGTTCATCTGTATTAAGAACGCCAGCTTCATGAGCAAATGTCTCTAAAGTTTCATATTGTAGATATAAATTCCACAAATATATGGCATATACCTCATCTGGCAGTTTTCCACCAAACATAATGCCTACAAACGGTTGTTTTTCCGCATTTTTATGATTTTCAGCAGTTGCTTCACGTAAACTCATTTTCCTTGACCTCTACTCCTCTTTTTTGCGTGATTACGAGATGTAGCACCGTATTTTGTATGCTTACCTTGCCCTTGACGGGATTTTTTGGGTATTGCTTCAACAAATACGTTTCCGTTAACCCCAGTTCTAGTTGCCATAATTAAATTCCAACGAATACATTAATACTCCCTTTTGCTACAACGGATGTACAAGGGAATGCGGGAGTAGCATCTCCTAGTAAATCACCTACCTTACCTGCCCTCATACCATTGATCCAAACAGTCTTAGTTGTTGCATACAACTTCCTTGAATGTCCAGTAGCAAGTTCTCTTCCAGCAGCAACACCGATTGTACAATGCCAAGCAGGGGTTGTTGTGGTAAAGAAACACTTAAATCCTACAGATGATGTACTATGTACACTAGGAGTAGGATGAGGAGTGATAATATCTTGATCCCGTATAGGTATACTACCATTAATTACCACATTTGAAAAGGCCATAACTGGACCTAATACTAAAGGTGGCCAAAGTGTAGTAGCATTCATCGCTGCTACGGGTTTTGGCACTATCTGTGGTGCAGTAGGAGCGTGAGGACACCCACCAAGAACACCACCACCTAAACCTGGATGATGTGAAGAACACATTCCAGCACCATGTCCACTACACATACCGCCATAAATTGCTGCTGGAGATGACATTTTTAAGGATTATAGGGATTTCCGTTTTCGTTAACTGCACTTTTCCAAGTATTCCGTTGATTGGTATACTCATTCCACATTTTCATGGTACCAGTTGCAGTCCATGACTTACAACCATCACCCATTAGACCCGACATTGCATAAGATGTGGTAGTTGAAGTACCATTTCCGTTATCAGTCGTGCCACCAGTAGAACCTGCAGGGGCACTACAAGCAAAATGTGAACAACCTGCGTTAACAGGAGTGCAAGATAGCGTTACATTTATATCTATAACACTTCTCGTATCGGGTCTGTACTGCCTCATTAGGTATTTGGTGTATTGTGAGGAGTAAGGAAGATTAGACATGGTTCCTTGTACGGTCTCTACGAAACTTTCACGGTGAACTGTGACATCAGGTACGGTTTCCTGCGTAATATCGGAAATATCCTTCCTTCGATACGCTCTATTATCATCAATTTGGTTCTTTTGCATCAAATCAAGGTAAGAATTAGGTAATTCTTCAATGTCTTTAATGCTATCTAAGGTATGTTTGACATCAGTCTTCTCATATAAGTGCTGAGTCCTGTTTTTTGCGTATTTTCGTTGCGGTAATTTGTCAATTCTGTTCCTATTAGTGTCTAATTTCACTTTATAGGACGGATCAAAGTCATTTACAATGGTTTTTTCGGGTTGAGACATGTGTGTGGTCTCTAATTTTGCTAAATCATCCGCTTGAAAGTCTAATCCAGGTATATTATCGTAAATATCCTTCTTAAATTTCTCAAATTCATCGGGAATATACGCATCATTCTCTAAAACAGTAGTCGTTTCCTTATGAACGTTAGTTATATAAACCTGTGGAAGGTTTGTAGATGAATATCCACTACCAGGTATGTCTACTTTTATAGCAGTTAGCACTCCACCAGTAAATTCTGCCTTACAAGTTGCTTGAGTACCTGTGGAGACCGACGGGGGTGATATCATAACTTTGGGAGTACGGTTATAACTAGCCCATCCAGATCCTCCACTGACTATAGTAAGATTAGTAACTATTCCATTTGTAAGTGTTACTGTTACTTCTGGTTGTTGTAACAGATTAAAGATGTCTGGTGCGTTCTTATCTACGTCTACAGTAACATATTGCGTTGATTTTTCTAGAAATTCATACATTCCAACCAACGCTGCTCTATCTGCTATACCTTTTCCTGCTTTTGCAGTAATTACATTACCTCTATTAGATGTATATTGTGTATCCTTAGTAAAATTACTACCACTTCCATTGACGTATATTATATGATACGGAAAATTATCCAGATCACTATGCCAAACATATGTTATAGTATGCCCATTAATGGTATCACCTATTAATAGAACGTCGAAATTAGTTTGACCTGTTACAGTTGGTTGTGGGGCAACGGCAGTTATCTTTAAATTAACGGTCAATGTAGCAGTTGAGTTATCAGGAAGGGTATGTACATATGATAAAGGAAATACAGTACCAACTGTATAATTGGCACCAGGTGATAATATCTCTAATATTTCCCATGAAGTACCTGTGAATACTGTGGATGAACCGCTATCGTCAAATACTGCCTTAACTCTTGCCTTAACTCTAAACCCAGTTTGAGTACCACTGTTTAAATCAAAGATCTGAAAGTC